TACAGCTTGTCACCCTCGGCCCTCAGCTTGTCACCCTCGGCCCTCAGCTTGCTGCCCTCGGCCCACAGCTTGCTGCCCTCGGCATACAGCTTGTCACCCTCGGCATACAGCTTGTCACCCTCGGCCCTCAGCTTGCTGCCCTCGGCATACAGCTTGTTGCCCTCGGCATACAGCTGCAATCTGATATTCCATACGAATGTAATGTCTATTTTCACTTTAATGCCTCCTTGATTTCAGCAAACACTTCCCAGACCCGTGCGTGCGTCAGGTCCATTCTCTTGAGCATGTACTTGCGCAGATGTCCTCGTGCCTTTCGAGGAGTCCGACATGTCCGCGGCAGATTTCCTGTTAGCACTAGGTCCACCACCCAACGGGCTTCGTTGGATAACGCATCCAGCGTGCTCTTGAAGATGGACGCCTTGTCCGGCTGCCACTCAGGATGCTTGCTGGGTAGTAGATTCGGGTCAAACCATTCAGCCGGAGACAGGTCTTGCTTTCGACCGAAGTTGAACATCGCTTGCTGGGCACATCGCCATACCCAGCTTGTGAGGTTCATTCCTTTCTCGGGGTCGTAGCACTGGATGGCTTTCATAGCTGCCAGATGCCCGACTCCGGCCATTTCTTCCTGTGGAACCCCCGTCCGTCTGCTGGCATTCCACGCCTGTTGCTGTATCAGTTTGTTCATGGCTTCCTTTTCATCAGTCCGAGGTCTTGGGCTGTTTGCAATGCTGCGTCCCATCCTCTGGTGAATGCTTCGCGGTCGTCAATATCATATTCGGTTTTGCGGTACTCCCTAAACTTGATACCCATCAGCAGCCATGTTGCTTTCGTATCCTTGCATCCTCTTCCACGACCCACTCCTTGAAGAGGACTGTCAGCAGGTTTTCTCTTCGGATCATGGCATGGATTGCCATCGCTACCGGAACGCCCGTCATCTTGCACATTCCCACGAAGTGGTTGCGCAGCGCCCGGTCTACCCCGTTGATTGTCCAAGTTGATCTTACCTTGACCGGCGGAACATTTTTCGTTTGCATGGTTTCTTATCCTTTTCATGTTTGCCTTCCTTTTTGTTGTGTACCTTTCGCAATGCGTTCTTGAGGAGACGTTCTTTTGACTCCTCCCGTTTTTGTTTTGATCCCATCACCTTTCGTTTGCTGATACGTTGTTTGAATTTGTGTAGAGCCTCAGTTTTTAATTGGGCCACAACTTCATAACCCAGAACCCACAGTTCTTTGGGGTCGTACCGTTCTTCCAGTACCTGTCCTTTCGTCTTGTCCCATATCAGGAGACGCCGTCCGTCCGTGGCTGGGATGTGGTCGTCGAGGATGTACCCTTTTCGATTGCTTCCCGGCTTCCTGATCACATGGCCGATCAGGTAGCTTGGCATTTTAATCTTTGGTTCATTCCGAAAGATTGTCCTGCGTGAGCGTTTGAACTTTGTTCTCATGTACCTCCTATATCAGATTGCTCTGTTTGGATCTTTCGGACATTTGTGTTCTACAGGCATACCCACGCGGTCTCCGTTTGGAAACACGTGTACTGTGCAACCACAACGGGTGCAGGCATTGACGCGGACTCTTCCTATAGTCCCACCCACTTCTTCAACCCATGCTTTCCTCCATGGGCCTAATCGGTGACCAAACCTCTTTGCTGTTTCTTTTGCCCATCGCTTGTGGTGTACGACGTCTGCTTTCTTCAGTCGGATTGGGAATGTCATTGTGTGGCAACCTCATCTGAGCGATGAAGGAAGCAACTTTCTGGCGTGTTTTAGGCTGTATTTTCTCAACCCCTTTGGCGCGGGCAGTTTGTTTACAAGCTGAATAAAGTCGCCCAGTCGATACTGAGCAAAGTCGGCACAAGTAAATGAACGATAGTGTTTGTAGAAGGTACCGTTTTTCAACTGATCGTCGTTGACTGCGTAGTATGTTTTCATTACTTGAGTAACCTTTCCAGTCTTTTCATTTCTTCTGCAAAGCACTCGGGACAGTACCCATGGGAGATTGGCTCGTCTCTAGCCAACCCCTTACCCCACGTCTTTCCCTTGTCCGTGCTTTGCTTTTTGCAGATTGAACATTCCGTAATCATGGTTTTCCTTCTTCGAGTTTAAGTAGCCGAATGACCAGTTGAAGTCCGGTGACCTTGCCGTCCCAGTAGTGGAGTTTTTCGTTTGGCTGATCCAGTTTTCTTCGAAAACTGGGATCTTTTGAGATGTTTTCGTACATGCGTTTGGCGTCCGCGAGTTCTGCGAAGACTTCGTTTATCCGTCGTTGTGATATTGTTTGTTGTGGTATCATAGACCCATATCCCTTCGTGCTGCTGCAGCGGATGTTCCAGTGAATGACCAGTTGAAGTCCGGTGACCTTGCCGTCCCAGTAGTGGAGTTTTTCGTTTGGCTGATCCAGTTTTCTTCGAGGATCTTTTGAGATGTTTTCGTACATGCGCTTGGCGTCCGCAAGTTCTGCGAAGACTTCGTTTATCCGTCGTTGTGATATTGTTTGTTGTGGTATCATAGACCCATATCCCTTCGTGCTGCTGCAGCGGATGTTCCGCAGAGTTCGCGGAGCATTTCGTTCTGCTGTCGCCGTCGGCTATTGCGAATCTTCCTCGCCATGTCCCTGCACATGTCAGCCGATGCATAGTGTCCTATGACTTGCAATTTGTCTGCCTTACCGATCCAATAGCTTGCGCTTTTCATTGTTGTCACCTTTCATTTCCCTTTTCCCTTGCGAAGTTCATCATTGCAGGAGACACAAACAGAAGCCTTTTCGTGGTGCATTGCATAGCGGCCACATTTTTCACAAATGTGATAGTCAGAGTTCAGACGCACGCAGTTGCTGCAGACATTATCAATGATATTACTTCCGCAGCGATTGCAAGTTTCTTCATTCGCCTTCATAATAACATTCTTTCCTTTTACTTCCCCCTCTGTCGTTCGCGGGCTTGGGACCGTCGCGAGCACCATGCTCGTGGCCACATTGGGATCTGCTCTCAATCGTGCATCGGGGTCAGGGGCCGGATTTCACTTCCTTGGGTCGATTGTCATGCCTCAGAGGAGCGGCATTCCCGGGCGTTGGGTTCGGTGTGAACTTAATTGCAGCAGGATCTCCATGCGAGAGGACTTACTCGATCGACTTCGCCAGTTGCCATGCGTCTTCGGATTATCGTAACCACGTGGGTTCCTACCGACGACTTACTCTGCTGGCTCGGAGCTTGAGGGCACTACCCTCCCGACCGATTGATTGCAGGCTCGGCTGGCGCCAGCGGGTTGTCCCGTCCTTTCAGGCGACCAGCATCAGTGGAAGTGAGCGCTACTGTGGATTCAATTCCAGCCCCGTGAGGGATACTGGGAGGGGCCGTCGCCCCGTTGCCGAGCTTTGGGTCCTTGGTTCGCCCGCCGCCCGCTCGCTCTCTTGCCTTCCTTTTCTAACTTTCATGACTACAGAATACAGCAACCATGAGTTAAAGTAAATTAAAAAATTAAAAAATCTTTTAGCTTCTGGAATCTATTGATTTTTAAGCATTTCTAGGGATATGTGTCTGTAATGATTGGCAGATACATAGGGTTGCTGTACAAAAGCATATCATTTGATAGCTTTCTTCCTAGTGAGAACGAAGTCCCGCAGTTCAACGGATCCTACTGGTTGTAGCAAGCATGCCTGGTCCCCTAAGCATAGTCGTGTGGCATACGTTGCCATATCCGAAGGCGGACTTACAGTTGGCGGTCTTGCCAAGCTTTTCGACGTCTCCGAAGTGATGATCAACAAGTGGATGCGGAAGCACCCCCGATTCAAGCGTGCCGTGATTGAAGGTCGCTATGCTTACGACACCCGCAAGGTCGTTACCTCTCTCTTGAAGAAGGCCCTCGGCTATGACTACGTGGAAGTCTCCAAGGAAGATATCACGATCAAGCATGGCAAGGGTGAAGACAAGATCAAGCTGCCCGCAACCAAAATCAGAACTACCACGAAGCACGTTTGTCCCTCAGACACCGCCATTATCTTCTGGCTGACCAACCGTCAGCCGCAGGAGTGGCAGCATATCCAGAAGATGCTGATGAAGGGTCAAGTCAACCACACCGGTGAATTTGAACACAAGCACGAGCACGAGTTCGACCTCAAACAAGTCCCTAAGGAGGAACTTGAACACATACGAGACATACTCACCAAGCATGTCCAAGCGCAGGGATCTTCCATCCCTTCGCGAAGTGGAGGACGCTTTGGCTTACCAGAGCCTTGGCCACTTCACTCGACAGGCTTGGCTCCAAATCGAAACTAGATCGTATGTCCACGGCTGGCATTTGGATGCGATCTGCGAACACCTGGAAGCAGTCAGCTCCGGGCAAATTCGCAAGCTGATGATCAATATGCCTCCTCGCCACATGAAGAGTCTTGGTGTCTGTGTCTTTTGGCCCGCTTGGGACTGGCTTCGCAATCCCCGGGATCAATTCCTCTATGCTTCCTATGCCGAGACTCTTTCCATTCGTGATAGTGTCAAGTGCCGTCGTCTAATCCAATCCCCTTACTACACCTCCCTGCTGATGGCCTTTCAACCGGATCTGGTCCTAGTCGGGGATCAGAACACCAAGATCCGATTTGAAAACAACTTCGGAGGCTACCGCATTGCCACATCAGTAGACGGCTCCAACACAGGAGAAGGCGGAGACAAAATCATAGTGGATGATGCCCATAATCTCAGAGATGTAGAATCACCTGTCAAGCGTATATCAGTAATCGATTGGTGGTGGCAGGTGATGAGTACTCGGCTCAACGATCCCAAGACTGGCTCCGTTGTCATTATCATGCAACGTTCCCACGAAGCTGACCTCTGTGGAGAGATACTGGAAAAGGAAGATGATTGGAATCGCCTCATCCTACCTGCCGAGTACGAGGGATCAAACAAGTGTTGCACAGTATTAGGCTTCAAAGATCCAAGAAATCAAATCAATGAACCTCTATGGAAGGATAGGTTTGGGTCTAAAGAATTAGGTGAGCTGAAACGCAAGCTAGGTACCTATGGAGCCGCTGGTCAACTACAGCAAAGACCCTCCCCTCGAGAAGGGGGTATGTTCAAGATCACTGCCATGAAGATGGTTCATAACTTTGACCGGCACCACATCCTCAATTCCGTACGCTATTGGGACAAGGCGGCTACCGAAGGAACCGGATGTAATACCGCCGGAGTCCTCATGCACCAGATGAAGCCGGAGACCTATCCCTTTGAGTACCTGGTGGAAGATGTGGTAACCGGACAATGGTCTACAGCTCAGCGGGAAGCTGTTATGAAGCAGACGGCTGAATTGGACAGAGGCAGAACCAATTCCATAGTCGGGGGTAAGGTGGTCAAGATATGGCTGGAGCAGGAGCCGGGATCTGGAGGCAAGGATAGTTCCTGGGCCAGCGTCAAGAACCTCAAAGGCTTTGCCGTATCCATAGACCGGGCTTCCAAGGACAAGGTGGTAAGGGCCGAGCCGTTCAGTGCTCAAGTTGAAATAGGTAACGTAGGAGTCATGGTTAAGGACTGGACGGACGACTACCTCCAGGAGCTGGAACTGTTCCCCGTCGGTAAGGAGAAGGACAGAGTGGACGCTTCCACGGGTGCCTTCAATCGCCTCAATGCTCCCGGGGGATTGTCTGGGACATGGGGACGTAAGCACGGCATCAAGGTCAGAGTAAGGAGATTGTTGAAATGAGCAGCGGACTGAAGAGCTTGATTCATGTTCTGGCTAAAGAAGAGGACGCTGGAGGAGCCTGGCGCACCATCAACGGTACTCCGGTCTTTATCAAGGAAGGCCAGTCCGTTGCCGATGCTATTGAAAAGCGATTTGATGAATCCCCTAAGAAGGAGTCCAGCAGTCCCAAGGCACCTTCAGTTGATAAAGGGGGTAAGGTGGTCCGATTCAAGAGTGGGGCGCAGGCAGATAAACTACTTAAGGACTCAGCTTCCCAGTGGAGCGAAGGGGATGGATACTTTGATAATAAGGTGGTCAAGGACTATGCCGGGACCTCTGATAGTTTCCTGATCAACAAGTACCTGCGGACCGGGCAGGGGGACAAGTCCCTTAAGGACAAAGCTAATGCCCTAGCCAAGGTGCTTGACAAGACCTCTTTCCCCATGGACGCTGAAGTGGTCCGTTCCATAAATCCCAAGACCCCGGAAGAGCGAGCGGCAATCCTGAAGTCTTTTTCAGTTGGTGATGAATTCAAGGATCCAGCATTCACCTCCACCACGGCCAATGTCAAGTATGCTGATGAGTGGGCTTCCAAGTTTAAGGCAGACCCAATCAAGGTCACGGTGGAGATTCCCAAAGGGGCCAAGGCTGCATATCTTCCTAAAGAGACGGTCGGGAAGCAGGAATGGGAAGTTTTAATCCAGAGGGGTTCCACTTATCGGGTGAAGAGCGTGGAAGGTTCTCACGTGACTTTGGAATTGAGGGCAGCATGAAAGAGTCAAATGCAGATCGGTTTACTTGGTCCTACGAAGACCTTCAGGCCATGAAGATCAAGAAGCCCAAGACCAACAGCAGCGGACCGAAGAGTTTGATTCACGTGCTAGCTAAAGCCAATGAAGCCCCTATCCCCTCCATAAACACTCTAGGATCGTCTATAAAGGGGTCAAAAGCTATATATAAGGGAAAGCCTTATCCTAAGGGTTTGAAGGGCGTACAATCGCATATAGGAGGTCAGTAGATGAAACGACCATGGATCTTGATTCTCATGTTGCTGCCCGGCTGTCTAATGGCCGACATCACTCCCCGGCAGGACTTCACTAGCGACTGCTCCGTCCCCCCGGTCAGCAAGGACTTGACTTTCGTACAGGCTTCCAGTCAGGACTTGGGCTGGACGTTCAAGCAAGGCACAGCAGCCAAGGATCTGACCGGAGTCAATTTAGTCCGCTTCTCCTTTGCCCCTACCAGCAAGGCGTGGGTGTCTGTAGTTACCGGATCTGTGGAGTCCGCTTCCACAGGCAAGGTCAAGGTTAGCTTTACCACGGCTAACCTCAACACCAATACGACCAAGACCGGTAAGATGGACTGGCTGCTGGAAGTCTCTGATGGCACCAAGAACCTCGCTTACGCCATTGGCAAGATGACACTCATGGAGAATCCAGCATCAGGTGTCACCAACAGTTTCATCTTAGTGACCACCGTCGTTGATTGGAGTGGCATTTCATCATACAGTCATACGGCAGACAAGGGTCCGTATCGACTAGGCGCAGGAATGACTGGAACGACGAATGTGGATGGCAGTATATCCCTAATATCGTTAGCAGGTGGAGCCACTGGCGAGACGAGTAAAGCCTATGTTGATGGACAGGACATAGGCACCAGCAATGGTGTGGTTGCATGGATAGGACTGCAAGGCTATGGTACCGTGTCTGCATCTAGCAATGCTGCCATGGCTGGCGTGGCGGCATCGTATGTTCCGTTTACTGGCGGGACGCTTGCGGATACGAGCACATCAGAGAGCCGATATTTCGCAGGTTATGGGTCCATCGGTACGGACGGCCCAGTGTTGATGTTTGAGAACTGGGATTTAGAGTTGTATCCTGGCTATTTGGATGAGTATGGGAATTATGGTGTGGTTAAGATATATCCATTTGGACCAACCCAAACGAATAATCCAATGGTAACAATCGGCTCGCAGTCGACGTATCCTAGTCCGGAGTTTAATGGTCTTTGTATGCGGTCAAAAGAAGTGTTCGTTTGTGACAAGGACATTTACGAAGGTGGCACGTCGCTGGCGACTAAGTACGCACTGGCCTCAGCGGCAGTCACCAACAACGGCTGCACCATCAACGGAAGCCCTGTCACCAACGGGGCGGCGATCACTGTCGCCGGAGGCGGCGGCGGTGGCGGCAGCACCTCCAACAGTATCCTGCTCTACGCCGTCGGCGACCACTGGATCCCAGTCATGCCCAACGAAGCCGCGCCCACCAACGTCCTATATGTCATGTCAATATATGCAGCAACAACCAACACATGGAAAGTGCTGGTACCAGGAGAATCACTATGAAGAAACTCGCGACAATCGTTTGTGTAGTGTCTATGTCCGTCGTGGCGCAGGCCGGACACTTTTCGACCGGCGGCGTAATCGTTGCCGATAGCCTCGTCAGTGGAGGCGGCACAGGCGACCTGTCCAAAGCTGTCGCCGATCTCACGTATGCCGGGATCGGAGTCACCAACAACCCCATGACCTATGGGGTAACTAATGGTCTTGAGAGAGCGGACCATGCGGCGGCGACATATGCGCCAATCAGCGTGACCATCCCGGCGGCTTCCAACGCCGCGGTTGCCGGCGTCGCCGCCTCCTATATACCCTTAACCAATGGTTCCTCTAAGGTTTTTCTGAACCAGCAGACTATCGCACAGGCCGGAATTATCGGCCATGGCGATACTCCGACGGTGGCGCAAGGGGCTTTGTTTGACTTGACCGACGACATGGACATCTACGCCAGACCTGGATATCAGCTTCGGCTGCATTCGGCGTCCGGTTGGAATCCACTGATTGTCACCAACGGCTCAACATTGATCCCGCCCGGAGGGACGTTGACAGTGAGTGGTATCATGGCGGCTACTACGTCGATCAGCGAAGGCGGAACCTCCCTCTCCGCCAAGTACGCGCCGATCGGCGTCACCATCCCAGCCGCATCCAACGCGGCGATGGCCGGAGCAACGGCCGCATTCGCGCCGATCTCCGTCACCATTCCCGCAGCGAGCAACGCCGCCATGGCAGGGGTCGCGGCTAAGTACCTGCCGCTAGTTGGTGAAGGACGGCTGGACGGAACGAACTACCTGAGCAATCCCACATGGTATGGCGGGGGTGGTTCGGGAAAAGCTTACGGGAAATTCTACGTTGACTCTGCTGGGAGTATGCATCTATATGCGCCGAATTCAGGCATGGACCCCAACTACCTTTATTTAGGTGGAGCCTATGGTGACTTTGGAAACGTGTTGGCGATGGACAACTGGGATGCATATTTCAAACGGCAGGTGTTCGTCACCAATGATATGTATGTCGGCGGCGTCATTTACGAAGGCGACACATTACTCTCCGCCAAGTACACCACATATCCCGCCGTCACCAACATCGCCGTCGCCGTCGCCTCGCTCGCGCCCATCAAAATAACAGACGCACGGTTTTATCTCTCCGGCCTCAGCAACTCCGCCCAGTCCGTTCGGGCACGGCTGTCCATCGCGCAGAACTCCAGCGGACGGGCAACCGATGTGGTCTACCGAGGAACTAACCTGCTGTTCACTTCCTGCACCAGCACGGTCGTCGGGGTGGCTGGGGAGTTTACGAACTGTGTGGCTGATGCCTCCGGCTTTGTCCCATTTGACATGTACACTAAACCCGACGCGACCAACGCAACCTGGCAGACATGCTCAAACGGCACGGGGTCCGTTGTGTACTGGCTGAATGAGGGCGGAACGTATGGCGATAAGAGTAGCAACATCGTCGGCACAGTCGCCGGCATAACCATTAGCCGCGTCAATCGACTCCGAGTGCCCGACTATTACGACGCCACGGGCGGGTCAAACATCTACTGCACGCTCCACTTCCTCACGCCCCACACCAACACAATCGGGATCAATATGCAGTACTGGTCGCGCACAAACATGACCACGTACACCGGCAGCGTAGCCGTAACCAACTCCGCGAGTTTCCTCATCCCCTACGTGAGGTAGTATGCGAAAAATCATCATAGCGGTTCTGGTCTCGGTCTGTTGCGCGTGGCAGCAGGTCCACGCCTTGATCACGGTCGATGCGGTCACCACGAACTACGTATCCTCGGGTCTTAGTAACGCCTGGACCCACACGGTTGGCACGGAAGGTGATCGCATGTTGGTTGTAGGTGCATCATGGCGGGACGAAGGCACAGTGGTGATCAATAGTGTGAAATTCGGCGCTCACTCGTTCACCCGCGCTACAAACACTTTTGCTAGGTGTGCCACCAAACAGAGCACCGAACTGTGGTACTTGGTGGCTCCGACATCCGGCAGCAGCCTGATCTCTGTTGTTTGGAATGGCGCGGAGGGAGGCACATACTGCGGGGCAATCTCACTGGCTGGGGTCAAACAACAAGCCCCCGAAGCTACAACGGCTAATGGTTATGCCGACGTATATGGCACCACCTATTCGACTGCCATCACCACGCTGACGACCAATGCGTGGGTGATTGACGTTGTCGGAAACGGTGCCACCGGTGGTAGTTTCACCAACACCACAGCCGGCATGACGGAACGCTGGGATATTAACGGGTCTTCCTACGGCTCGGGCGCGGGATCTACCCGCGAAGTCACTTCCCCCGGAACGGTCACAAACACTTGGACATGCACTCAGAGCCATCGCAGGACACAATCCATGGTGGCCTTCGAGCCGGCGCCCGCGAACAATACCTACACAATCACCTACGATGCCAATGGCGCAACCAGCGGAACAGTGCCATCCAACCAAACCAAGACGCAGGATGTCACTCTGGTCCTGTCAACCAACGTGGGCACTCTGGCAAAGACGGGCTACACGTTCTCGGGGTGGAACACGACGACTAACGGCAGCGGAACCAGCTATGCGGAGGGGGCCAATTACACGGCGAATGTAGCCGCAACACTTTATGGAAAATGGCTGAATCTCCCGCCGGGCGAACCGACAATAATCTCTCCCACGAATAACGCAGTTGATGTAGAAATCCCTCCTACCCTGACCGTTAGCGTAACAGACCCGGAGGCGAGTGCTTTGTCTGTGGAGTTCTTTGGTCGGACAAATGTTGCAAACGAGTCCGATTTTACTCTTGTCCATATCCCCGACACTCAGTTCTATTCTCAAAACGGGGGTGGCACCCGGCTCGCGATTGGCGTTCAGCAGCTAGCTTGGATCGTAACGAACTGCGCAGCTTCGAATATCGTTGCCGCGTTCCAGTCGGGTGACGTGGTGGATTATGGCAGCGATGAAGAGTTCCAGAACTCAACCAATTTCATGTACCGTTTATTTGACTCCACCACCACTGGCAAACCGGACGGTATTCCGTGGAGCATAAGCATGGGAATTTTACATGACGGCGATGGCAGTCTTTGGAATACCTACTATGGCACCAACCTGTTCACGGGTCGGTCCTACTGGGGCGGATCGTATAACACCAACAACGCGAACAACTATATTCTGTTCAGCGCTGGTCATCTGGATTTTGTGACCCTTATGCTGGACTCCTTTGCCGGCACAAATACCAACATAATGGCCTGGGCCAATGGCGTGCTACAAGCGTACCCGTCGCGACGCGCCATAGTTGTATCCCACTCTATTCTCGAAACGACCACCCGGCCAACTCCGTCCGCGTGGACGACAGAGGGTCAAGCAAAGTTTGATGGCCTAAAGGCAAACACCAACCTGTTCCTCATGCTTTGCGGTCACGCGCATGGCATAGGGTTTAGACACGAGGTAGTAAGTGGACGTTCTATAGATATAATCCTGGCCGACTATCAGACCTATACAAACGGCGGCAACGGTTGGTTCAGACAGATGGTGGTGCACCCCACCACAGGGGTAATGGATTTCCGTACCTACTCCGCGTATGTGACAAACTCGCTGACAGATGCTGACAACCAATTTTCTATAACTAACTCACTGCTCCTGTATACTAATACTGCCAGTTTTACCAGTCTTGGAACCAACACTTCCGTAACGTCCGGACAGCAGACCAGTCGCGTTTGGAGCAATCTGTCACCTCTGACCGCCTACGATTGGTACGCCACTGCGAGCGACGGGACCAGTTCCACTGCGAGCGATTACTCGGTGTTCACTACGTCGACCGGCGGTACATCATCTGCAGTGTCTACGTGGAGTCTGTTCGAGATCAACCATTGTTTCGCGCCGAACGACGCGATCAAAGAAGGAGAAGCGCCGCAATGAACTGGGTAATCGCCTGGATCAAAAGCTGGTTCTCGAAGAAGCCAAACCCGACACCGCAACCGGACCCGATATCATGACAAGCGACAGACAGGTAACGCCGGGAGAGGGCGTCGCGATTATCGCGGCCTGCTGCGTTGCGATTCTGCTGGTGCTCGCGTTGTGCGGGTGCGAGACCAGGGGGATAGCGACCAGTTGACCGCCGAGGTGCACGGAGTGTACGACGGAATGGAGGACTGAAATGAAATGGAGTAACAAACAAGGAGGTAAATATGCCCAATGAAATTACAGTAAGTGGATCAGTCCGTATTAGCAAGGGCTCGATGGAGTTCAGCCGTAGAATGAGCTCCACCTTGACCATGGTGGGTGATGCTCTGATGCACAGCGTTCAGTTGATCGGGGATACTCATGAGCCTTTGGTCATGGGTGATGTCACCGTGCCGGGAGCATTTCTCTTCATCAACTTGAGTACGTTCGACATTCAGATTGGCAAGGACGTCCTAGGTTCCTTTGTCTCTTCGTTCAAGATCCCTGTTGATGGCTTTGTCATGGGATCCAATCTGGACATTGCCGCTCCCTACGCCAAGTGCTCTGACAGCGAGGGTGGATATCTCGAGTCCGCAATCAGCCAAGTATAGGACAGCAAGCCATGATGCGCACCAATAATAAGCAGAGCAAGATGAAGCAGCTTATACGTAAGCTGAACAATCTTGCCAGTATCACAGTCACCCGTTCCCAATTAGGACAGAGGTTGGGGCAATCTTTTGATGGGGATCGAGATCTGTATTCGATTTGCGGATACCCTACAGTCCTTTCTTTCGAGGAGTACAAGGGTCGCTATGACCGGGATCCTCTAGCCAAGCGCATTGTCAATGCCTATCCTGCCGCCACATGGACGGTGGAGCCGGATGTTTATGAGACTGACAAGGCGGTAGAAACTGCTTTTGAAAAGGACTGGGCTGCCCTGACTGAGGAAATGGACCTTTGTCATTACTTCGAGCGGGTGGATAAAGCGGCTGGTATCGGACGCTATGGAGTGCTGTTCCTTGGCTTCGACGATGGTAAGGATCCCAAGGAGCCAGTCAAGAATGGCAAGTTGATGTATTTGCAAGTCTACACGGAAGGCTCTTGCCAGATTATCACTGTGGAGACAGACCGAAAGAGCCCTCGCTATACTCAGCCGACGATGTATCGGATTACTCCTACGGCGGTTTCAGAGAACGTAGCACGGGGCAGCGTTACCACAATCACCACCCCGGGAGCCGCTATACCTTTTGACGTACACTATACTCGGATCATCCACGTGGCTGACAATGTACTGGACAACGACATCTATGGGACTCCCAGATTGGAGTGTGTCTGGAACCGTTTGCAAGACATCGAAACGACTTGCGGTGGATCAGCGGAAATGTTCTGGCGGGCAGGGTATCCTGGTCTTCAGTTTGTCACTCCGCCGGATACGCAAGTTGCAGATGAGTCTGAATTGGAAGATGAGATAGAGTCCTACGTTCACGGCTTGTCACGGTATATGCGTTTGCAGAATATGGAAGCCAAAGCCGTACCTGGCGGTGGGATATCTTCTCCGGACGGCTTTTTCAACATGTACTTGGCCAGCGTTTCAGCCGCTACGGGCATTCCCGTCCGGATCTTGGTCGGCAGCGAACGGGGAGAACTCGCCTCCAGTCAGGACGAGCGGGGTTGGCACGATCGGATCAAGGAGCGACGGAAGTCCTTCGCTACCAGCGGCATCTTGAAGCCGTTCATTGACCGCATGATTGAAGTCGGAGCACTGAGCGATCCCGGGGAGTACAAGACAGACTGGCCCCCGATCGAAGAGCTGAACGAAAACGAGAAAATGGATATTGCCAACAAGAAGGTCAAGGCCATTGTGGACTACGTCAACGGCGGGGCTGATGCCCTTCTAACTCCCGAGCAGTTCTTGATGGAAGTGTTGGGCTACACTCCTAAAGAGGCGGAAGACATCTTGGCGGACTTGGAAAAGTATCAAGAAGAGAATCTGCCGTCCCAAGAAGAAGCGGTCCCTCCTCCGGCCGCTCCTGGTGAACCTGCCGGCGGTGGGGAAGCGGACGACTCCTCCCCTGTGGCCACTCCCACGGGTGCCCAGTCCATCCCCACCCCGGCGCAGGGTCGGCGCATGGCCATGAAGAACCAAGCGGAAGACCCGGATGGGGTCTGGCGTACAATCAACGGACGGGCTATCTTTATCAAGGAAGGGCAGTCAGTTGAAGAGGCGATGAAAGAACGGAACACTCCAGACGCTAAGGATCGGGAACGCAACTCAGATGTGGCGGCGGACCTAAAGTCTTTTGCCAAGGACGCCAAGAAGGCTTCCAAGAAAGTGGAGGACGTCAAGCAGAAGATTGAAGAAGTTAAAGGAGAGCACAAAGTGGTTCAAGGGGCTGTGGCTAAAGAAGGGGAAAAGATAGTGGGAGAGCTTAAAGGGAAATTGTCCGAAGTGCAGGCTCGAAAAGCCACTCTTGAAGTTAAGTACGAAGAAGCCACTCGACGGATGGCAGAACTGAAAGCCCGTTTGGACGAGCTTAAAGGGATGAAGAAACCCCGTCGCAATGAATCGGTGGAAGACGTACAGAAGAAGATCGACGAGCTTCAAGCTGAAATGGATGCCATCAAAGCTGAGCTGAAGAAGTAAGAACTATGGATCGGAAGCTACAAGTAGTTTGCGACTGGGACGACGGAGCCGTGGAGGACCTTACCCTCAGCGGCATCCTGCGCAAGCACGGGGCCAAGGCTACATTCAATCTATGCTCGTCCTATCTTCAGGGATTTGTTCCCCAGAATCGCAACGGACTTCAATTCATGGACAAGGAGCAGGCACTAGCAGCATGTCAGGGATTCAAAGTGGCGAACCATACGACCAAGCACGTCAGTCTTCCCCACGTGACCATGCGGGATTGCAAGGACGCAGTCATACGGGGGCGAGCAGAGCTGCAAGACATCTTCCAGCAAGACGTCAAGGGCTTTGTCTATCCCAAAGCTATGTTGGATCGGACGGCAGTCAAGGTCGTACAGCAAGCCGGACACTTGTACGGACGGGGATTGGATAGTTTTTGTCAGACGTTTACTGGAGGCAGTCGTTACACGGTTCGACCGCACGTCAATGTTCGGAATGGGAAGTTCTGGAAGGCATACGACGAAGCCAAGAAGGGCACGAGAATCTTTTGGTTCTACGGACACAGCTACGAGTACAAGTGCACGAACGACTGGCTGAATCTGGAGTTTCTAATCCACAAGATTTCCAAAGACCCTGATGCAGAGTGGAAGAACATCGAGGACTTGCCATGGTCTGTGTAAAGCATACTTGCCGTTGTGGGATGAAGCACAATTCCATTCTCCGAGTGGATCCCACCCGCACGGGATTGATTGTCAAGCGGTGGCATCTGGAGATTGCCCGGCGATTCAACCGGATCAAGAAGTTGATCTGGCAGTCGATTGTCGAGCACGATGCCTTGGGGCTGGCCGAGCCGATGAAGACCCTAGGTGGAGAAGGCAGTGGCAACTTCGGACATGCAGGAAGGCCGGGACATCAAGGCGGATCAGCTCCCAGTGGAGAGAATAGTGATGTGATGTCTTTGACCGATGCCAAGAAAGAAGGCTTTGTAACCAACGAAGCCCTTCCTCACAAAGCCTTTCAGTTCAACCGGGATCCTGACAAGGTGAAAGGCTTCATGGACTGGCTGCAAGACCAAGTGGACAAGGAGATCCTCGAAGTCAGCTACTCCAAGACTGGCCGGAAGATCTCCGGGGACGCCGAGTGGCAGAAGATATACATCGACAGTGCTTACCGCAAGTCCCTCGCCGACGCAGGTACGAAGGTGGGCGTAGCCAATCGAAAGCAAGTGGATCGCTTGGGCAGAACCAAGGGCTTTGTTTCCCCGACCGAGCGGATGGTCGATAGCTCCTTCCTCGCGCCCGTACACGCGGATGCCGCCGGGATGATTTATCAAAGAGCTTTTCAGGACTTGCGCAACGTGACCGAAGCCATGGATACCGGGATCAGCCGATCATTGTCACTGGGCATTGCTGAAGGCAGAAACCCAAGGGACATCGCCCGGGATATGTTGGAAGACGTGGAAGGGATAGGCATCAATCGGGCTCGGATGATTGCCCGTACGGAGGTAGTCTATGCCTACAACGAAGCGGCTTTGAACGTCTATGAGGAAGCCGGACTGGAAGGCGTGAAGGTGGAAGTGGAGTGGAGCACGGCCTTTCACAATGTGTGCCCAGACTGCGCTGATCTGCAGGGCAGAGTGTTCACGCTGGACGAGGCAAGGGAAGTCCATCCGCCGCTCCATCCATCTTGCCGGTGTGCTCTAATTCCTGCAGGTGTAGGAGAAGCAGAAGAGAGTCGAGGACAGTACGACAAGGAGGACACCATCGGCGAACAGTACAAGAACAAAAAGGGCGACTTCAAGCTGGCTGGAATCTTTGATGACAAAGCCAGCTTCGACAAGCCTGATCGGGAGATACGGTGAAAACGTCTAGGATTCGCTATAAAGGTCGATCGCTCCGGGGTAAGGAAAAGCCCTATCCCGACCTTTTGAAGGGCGTACAACGAAACGTGGAGCGTTTAATGAAGGGATAAGGGCTATGAAGCTGAAGACAAACGACAGAGTACAGACTTTGGGTGGGCAAGGGTCAGGAAACTTTGGGCATGCGGGCATTCCCGGGCAGATGGGTGGTAGTGCTGGTGATGGGGGTGGGAATGGAGAAAATGATCCCAGAGGTTCTAATCCTGTAATTGTTTCAGATACTGGAGTTGTTTCTATCTTTGATCAAAAGGGACTGCCTCCAGTTGTTCTCTTTACTGGAAAATCGAAAATTGTGACTTCTGGAGAATCTTTTACAAAGACATTGAACAAGTATAATAGTTTGCGAGATAGTTTGAAAGGAGCTGACTTCAAACAAAAATTAGGCAAAATGGAACCATTCTCTACTGGACCAAATGATATGAAGCAAACAGATACTTTTACGAGAGATAATGTCACTGTAGAAGCCACTTTGCTTGCAAGAGACGGAGCCAGCACAGGTGCTTTGCAAATGAAGGTAATCAAGAACAACGAAGAGGAATCATCTATGAACGGAATCCGCCACCTCATGTCCAAGCTGGTCAAGAAGGACACTCTGGACGACCGGGATATGCTGGTCGTGCCCACCGTCCTCATCTGCGAGGGCGTCCACAACGGAGCCTTCTACTCGGCTGACGAAATCCAGAAGTTCCCCGAAAGCTGGAACGGTCGCCCAGTGGTGGTCCGGCATCCCAACAAGGACGGAGTACCCGTGACTGCCGGACAGACTACCGTGCTGGAAGGGCAGACCGTCGGGGCCATCTACAACTGCGAGTGGGACGGAGCCACCAACAAGCTGAAGGGTGAAGCGTGGATCGACGTAGCGAAGTGCATGGCTGTTGCCCCTGAGGTTCTGGAGAAGCTGGAGAAGAATGAGCGGCTGGAAGTCAGCACGGGTTTGTTCACGGAAGACGAGGAGCTGCAGATCAACTCCAAGTGGGGCAATGAGGACTACGGCACGGTGGTCAAGAACTTCCGTCCTGATCATCTGGCCATTCTCCCCGACAGCGTGGGGGCCTGCAGCTGGGAAGACGGAGCAGGGATGCCTAGGCTGAACGAGCAGCATGAAAATGAGGGAACTTCTGAGGGTGCTGTCAAGGGCTGGGAGACTCGCAAGGGTGGATCTATTGGATCCGAAGCAGATTTATTGAAGATGTCTGCGGGGGATTTGAAATCTGAATACGAAGAAACCAAGAGCAAATTGGATAAAGTGGAAAGTCGTTTGGAGGCTTCCAAAGACAATTCCCCTTTGGAGAAAAAGTTAAGCAATGAAAAATCCACGTTGGAAAGCCGTCTTGGTAAACTGGACACGGCAATGGAATTGAAAAAGGGAACTCCAAAAGAGGATTTATTGGTACCTGAGGCTTGGGCAAAGTGGGGTCTGAAAGACATCTCAGAGGAGACCAAAAGGAGTCAGGAAACCACGGAAACGGAAAAAACGAGCTGGATGGATGTCAAAGAACCTGCCCCATCTTTTGCAGCAGAGGATCGAAGGAGAAGGGATCGTGAACGTAATAACGAAGAGCAGCTGAAGGATCTTGGCGGTCAGGGATTAGGCAACTTCGGGCACAGTGGTCGGCCGGGGGAGAGGGGTGGGAGTGGTGGCGGTGGGATGCCTCGATTGAATGAGCAGCACAGCAACGAGGGAACTTCAGAGGGTGCTGTGAAGGGCTGGGAGACGAGGCGTGGTGGTGGACACAATGATAAGCCGGAAGATGAAAAGCATAACACCGGCGCACAAAAAGCACGAGACGAGAACATTATTGTTGGGGATAAAGTGGTAATTGGAACGGCACAAGGTGGTGGAATAGGTGTCGTTGTTGGCTTTGATAGGGATGGATCTTTTGCCACTGTTAGAACAGGTGGAAAATACAAGTCATTCCACAACTCCGATTTGGCACTGAAAGACATCTCAGAGGAGACCAAAAGGAGTCAGGAAACCACGGAAACGGAAAAAACGAGCTGGATGGATGTCAAAGAACCTGCCCCATCTTTTGCAGCAGAGGATCGAAGGAGAAGGGATCGTGAACGTAATAACGAAGAGAAGAACAACAAAGCGAAAACAACCAGTAACACCATCCATACAAAACCCCTGAAAGGAGTACATATGGACAGGGAAGAGCAGATCGCCACCCTCATTAAGGGCGGCAAGTGGAACGAAGGCGCTCGGGAGTTCCTGACGAACCTCGAGGACGAGACGTTCCAGCACATCGTGGCACTGAGCCAGGATGCAACGGAAGCGGAAGCTCCCAAGCCGGCAAAGCCCGTCACCTTGGAAGAGTACGTGGCCGGAGCTCCGGTTGAAGTGCGAAGCGTCCTGACCCGGGCAATCGCCCGCGATCAGGCTGTCAAGAGCGGCATCGTGAACAGCTTGAAGGCGAACAGTCGCTGCAAGTTCAACGAGGCTGAACTGAATAGCATGGACATCTCCAGTCTTGAGAAGATGGCTGCCCTTGCTCAGGTTGAAGTGGACTATGCTGGCGTCGCTGGCGCAGCCCCCAAGACCAACGAAGCGGATATTGAGCTCGAGGCTCCCGCGATGCCGGCTCTGTTCGGCAAGAAGTAAGATCCAACAGGATCATCAAGAAAGGAAGTAGGCTATATGGCTTACAAGACAATCAGCGTAATCGCCGATGGGGCGATTTCCAAGGAAGCGAACGCCAGCGGTTCGATCACTCCGGGGATGCTTATAGAAAAGCTGTCCTCTGGTGCGATTCGGGCTCACGGCAGTGCGGGTTGTGATGCACAGCGCGCATTCGCAGTCGAGAACGATCTGGCTGGTGAAGAGATCAGCCACGCGTATACCGACGGCGAGAAGGTCATGTACAAGGTCTATCAACGCGGGAACGAAGTGTATGCCCGTCTGACGACCTCCCAGACAATCAACATTGGTGATACTCTGGAAAGCAACGGCGACGGAAATCTCCGGAAGCACGCCAGCGACAGCGCGGGTGTGGTTGAGTATCCGGAAGGTCTCGTCGGTATCGCGATGGAGTCGGTGGTCACAACGAATGCTGTCAAGGGCATTCTCGTCGAGATCATCTAACAAAAGAAAGGAAATCATTACACATGAATAAGTTGCTCATGGAAATGATGGCCAAGGGATATACCACGGCTCAGAAGCTGTTGGCTTCGGGGCTCAAGGTGAATGCCCTTCGGACAAACGCCACCCTTCGTAAGGACGAGTGGGTGGAGTATGACAAGGCGGTCGTGGAAGCCGCCCAACTGAGAATGGTTGGCGTTGCTGACCTGATCAGTCGGGGTCTGGTTTACCGGTTCGGCAACGGACTGGGCAAGACCGTGCTGGAGTACGAGGATGGCAGTGACATGTCCGATGCTCAGGTGAGCATGGATGGTGTGACGCGTGGACGGAATGATCGGATCGAATTTGATCTGAACTACCTGCCCTTGCCGATCACTCACAAGGACTGGTTCCTGAACATCCGCACTTTGAACGCGACCCGCGCAGGCGGCTCCAACCTTGATACCACGCAGGCGGCTCTGGCTTCCCGCAAGGTGTCTGAGGCAGTGGAGAACTACCTGTTCAACGGCTCGAGTTCATTCACGTTTGGCGGTGGGACGATTTATGGTCTGACTGATCAGACCGATCGTAACACTGGCTCCCTGACCGTCGACTGGGCTTCGGCCACAGGCGATCAGATTCTGGACGATGTGAAGAACATGAAGCAGGAGTCCATTGACGCTCGGCACTACGGTCCCTGGATGCTCTACATCCCGACCGAGTACGAGACTGCCTTGGATGACGACTTCAAAGCTGCCAGCGACAAGTCGATTCGTCAGAGGGTCAAGGAAATCTCTGGTCTCATCGACATCCGCGTGGCTGACAAACTGGGCAAGAGCAGCACTGGCAAGAGTCAGGTGTTGCTGGTCCAGATGTCCGCTGACGTGGTCCGTATGGTCGAGGGTCTCCCCCTGACCAACGTCGAGTGGCAGGAGCAGGGCGGGATGGTGACCAACTTCAAGGTCATGACCATTCTGGTCCCGCAGGTTCGGAGTGACCAGGACAATCGGTCCGGCGTCACGCACTACACGGCTCCCTGAAGCGGTGTAGCGTAGCGATCAACAGGGTCCCCAAGGCCAACAACCCCTTGGGGACCTTCTCTAACCAAGAGAAAAGCGAGGTTATTATGGTTCGCACAGCAGGTACGGGACGAAGAACGGCAGGAGTAAGGGCGAAGAAAGTGATCGCCCCAGTAAAGCAACACGAGGATGTGCTTCCTGAGGAGGATGCTATTCCTACGGATGAGGATGTGGCTTTACAGCAGGTCAAACAGGACATACCGGAAGAGAAGTCTGTGGTCATGGTGGATGATCCGGCCACGGCGAAGTATAAGTTTCGTCTGATTCGCGGATGTCACAGTATCGTTCTTGGATTGGACAAGAACGGTCGGGCAATCCGCAAACGTCTGACGACAGGAGATATTCTGGAGAGTAACGAGGAATTGGATCTGACATTCGCCAATCGATTCGAGCGAATGACTCCGGAAATGGAACGGCGGGAGAAGCTGGCTGTTGTTGCTCGTCGGAATCCTACTCCGAAGATTCAACAGATTGTCAACAAGATCACGGATGATGCAAAGGCCAAGGACCATTCCAGTCCCCGGTTGCGCACGGTCAATCGAGGCGCAAATAAGTATGACGTCATCCGAGAAGACACGGGTCTTCCGATCAACGACAAGTTTCTTTCCCTCGAGGAAGCCAAGATGATGGAGCAGGCTGGGAACGCTAAGTAGGCTGATTATGGTCACAGGGGCAACAGGATTTTGGCAGTGTCCTAAGATGTGGGCTGGGTCCACCGTGGTCGTGATAGGGGGTGGACCCAGCTTGCGTTTGCTGCAATGGGACTTGCTTTGGACAATGGCAAAGAATAGTAGGTTCATTGCTTGCAACGATGCCTATTCCTTGCGATGGCCGGACATCTGCTTCTTCGGGGATGTGGGCTGGCACGATATTCATTCACACTTGGCTGCATTTGAGCAATACGGTGGTTTGAAGATTACTCCGGCATTAGAGTGCTTGGGGTTTGCTGGGTTGTCCGTTATGGAACGGAAGCCACTTAATCCTGCGAAGGCTGTGGAATGTCTGAAGGAAGAAAAGAGCCACCAGATCACGTGGTTCGGCAATACTGGAGTGACTGCAATTCTGTTGGCGGCGAAATTAGGGGCGAAGCGGATTGTGCTGCTGGGGTTTGACATGATGGTTGACAGCGGTGATGGTAAGGCAAATTGGTATCACAATCTCAAGAGCAAACCAAAGCCTTCCATCTATTCTAAGTTCATCGTGAATGCAGGGTTGTTGGCAGCAGCCATGCACACGATTTACCCAGACGTGGATGTTGTCAATGGATTGGTTGCCCCTTACAAGTCAGCACTGAGTGTATTTGAGACAATGGATTGGAAGGAGGCGTTGCTTGAAAGGGACTAAAGGACAGGACAACACAACGGCGGACCACACGAGACTGATTACAGACTCGTATCGCTCTGCCAACCGATTGATGCACGAGGTTGGCTTTGGTAAGGGTGGGTACCAATGGGCGCCAGCAGCGATTGGCTTGATTATGATGACCAGAGCCAGTCGGGCTCTCAGCATCAAGTCCGTTTTGGATTATGGTTGTGGGCAAGGGACACTTCAGTGGGTACTGATTGACTTGTTGCAGCAACACGGTCTTGTTGGACAAGTGACAGTCGATGGCTATGATCCGGCTTCGCCGAATGAATTGCTTCACAAGCAACCTGAACCAGCAGACCTCGTGACGTGCACAGACGTATTGGAACACATCGAGCCACATCTGCTAGGGAATGTACTGAATCACATTGCATCCCTAGCCAACTTGTATGTGATTTTTTCAGTTGCAATGCTGAAGTCCAAACAGATTCTACCCAACGGACAGAACGCGCATCTGATTCAAGAGAATGGATCGTGGTGGCGAAACAAACTTCGACAGTACTTTACCAACCACGACATCTTGGAGATTCCAATTAACAAGCCGTCTGAGCATGTCGTGTTTGTACTGGCCGTCAAACAAGATCATGACAAACCCGGAAAGATGAGTCCTATCGTATGGTGATGCATGATTCCTCCCCTTTACAAAGGTCGGACGGTTTACATCTTGGCCAGTGGTCCTTCCTTGCATCAATTGGATGGCAAGGACTGGTTGAGAGGGCGAGCTTGTGTCGCGGTAAACAGTTCCATGTTTGTTGGCAACTACATTGATGTCCTCTTCTTCGGGGACGCCAAGTGGTATTGGTGGAACAAGAGTGCAGTGGACATGTTTCCCGGGTACAAGTTCAGCATGAACCTGGAAAGGAAGGGAAGACAAGAATCTATTGCAGGACAGTCGGGGATTACCATTCTCAGTCAGGACCGCAAGAAGGCAGGACTCGAGACCAAGCCGGATAAGCTTTGCTTTAACGGATCCTCGGGCGCATGCGCTCTGAACCTTGCTTACCATCTTGGAGCAGCTCGAATGGTCTTGTTAGGGTTTGATATGCAGCAGGTGGGCAACGACAGGAACTACATCCACCATCCGATCAGAGGAAGTCTGAAGTATGCAGGCATGATCAAACGCATGAAAGTTCTTTCGCAGGACTTGCAAGCGGCCGGAATCCCAGTCTTTAATGCAACAGAGAACAGCGCATTGCCATGGTTTCCTAGAATACCGTTGAAGGAGGCGTTATGCAAGTTCCCAAAGTGATGGAAGAGTTTATCACCATACAGATGATCCTTGTGACTGGTGCTTCTATTGGCCGGTATGGGGATGGGGAATTCAGAACAGCTCGAGGATCGTCTTTGAAGTTTCAGGACTTCGATCCGGAACTTGCTACACGTCTTCAGCAGATTCTCGTCTCCAATGATCCGGGATTCCTTGTGGGCATTCCCCGGGTTTGGGGGCGCAGGGATCTGTGCTTCTACGATCCTCAGAAGCATGACAATTGGCTGAGGTGCATGAGCAATCCAGACTTTCTTAACATGCTGGATATGGACAAGCAGTATGCCAGTGCCTTCATCACTCGTCCGGACGCAGCCATTCATATTGAGTGTGACGACTACTGGAATATGGTTCGGACTATTTGGCGCGGACGGCGAGTGGTTTACTTTGTTGGGGAAGGTGATGGCAAGCCGAGCAAGGCAATGCAAGGTCGGGGATTCTTGGAAGAGGCCAAGGAGTTGAAAGTAGAGAAATGTCTGCCGAGACAAGCATGGAGTCAGCATAAGGAGTTGATTGAAAGGGCCAAGCAATACGATCCAAAGAAGTGGTTGATAATGCTTAGTCTGGGGCCAACGGCCACTGTGGTAGCGTACGACTTGTTCAAGCTGGGGTATCAGGCTTTGGACGTGGGGCATATGCCGATGTTCTACAATCGGACCCATCCCAAGATGCCAAAGTTCCTTCAGTGCATTGTGGACAAGTATGAAGCAATGGGAAAAACAAAGGAGACATAGTATGGAGCTCGAGTTCAAAAAAGGGTTCTGGTGGCCGAAAGACACAACTGACAAAACAGTTTCTTTTCAGATTAACAATCTGAGAAGTGTGGAAAAAGTTCTCACCTATTGTCCCCAGCGCAGGGGTGTGATCTGTGCTGGAGGAAATCTCGGACTATTTCCTAAGACGCTGGCACCTCAGTTTAATTCAGTCTGGACTTTTGAGCCGGACCGAATCAGCTTCAACTGTCTAGTCAAGAATGTGGAAGACCATAAGAACGTGATCCCGATGCCTATTGCTTTGGCTGAGCGGACAACCTTTGTGGAAATGGAACACATCCACGATTCCAGCCATCGGGTGATTGGCTTTCGTGAAGGCACTGTTCCCGCTTTGGCTTTGGACACGTTTGAGTATTACTACGATTGCCTGATCTTGGATGTGGAGGGCTGCGAGTACTACGTGCTGAAGGGAGCCCAGCGGTCCCTTTCCTTACATCGTCCGACCGTCATGCTTGAAGTCCGGGAAGAGCTCCTTAAGTTTTACGGACTGAAGGTCGGCTGCATCAAAGAAGTGATGGACGAGTTCAACTACATCGAAGTGGACGCCATCGGGCATGATAAGATTTTCCTGCCCAAGGAAAAGGTGAGGAAGTAATCATGACCAATCCACATATGCTGACGCTGGTCTATCCGTACTACGACAATCCGGAAATGCTCAAGCTGCACTTTGCGGAGTGGGCCAACTATCCACAGGAGATTAAGGCCAACATAGAAGCAGTAATTGTGGACGATTGCTCTGCCAAGGTTTCTGCTCTACCGATTGTCAAGGAGTGTGCTCCGCAGGTCGGGTTCCCTGTACGGCAGTTTCGGATTACTCGCAAGGTGATGTGGAATTGGTTGGCGGCTCGGAACATCGGTGCTCATGAGGCAAAGGATTCGTGGCTACTGATGACGGACATGGACTTGATGCTACGGGCGGAAGATGCTTTTCAGATTGTACGCCTTGCCAAGGGTGGCATTTTGAGAGAGGATGCTTTCTATCTTTTGGACCGAGTGATTGCTCCGGATGGCCGGGGATATAAGGTTCATCCCAACACGTACTTGATGAGTAAGAGTCTGTACTGGCATATTGGTGGATATGATGAAGAGTATGCTGGCATCTATGGATGTGATGGCACATACCGAAGACTGGCGTTGAAGATTGCCTTCGGGGGTCATTTCCATTTGCATGGTATCAAGGTCACATACTATCCCCGATCCTTTGTAGCTGACTCCGGGGTTCAAGACGATGGTCGGAAAGCAACCCGAGAAGCTATCAAGAACAAGGTCGCGATCAAAGAGGGAGCCAACAAGCTGAAGAAGGGCATTCGCCCAACAGCTTTGTCATTCCCTTACATCAAAGAGTACTGACATGGGTATCAAGACATACGCTGTGCAACTGGTCATGGGCGCCTGCGCGAATCGACCCGTGAATTCCCGGAAGGTTCGGATTTGTGAGCTCGGCAATCAGCACCTCAAGTATGCTGATCCTGAGTTGCTTTCCTACCTGACAGTGATGGGAATGAATGGTGCTTTGACAGGCAAGGAGCTGTTCACTTCACTGGGCATGGATCATACTTCTATAGACATCAATGGACGGGACGGGGCTTTGCCCTACGATCTGTGTTGTCCACTTCCTATTGGTTTGTTAGGCGAGTGGGACATTGTGACAAACTTCGGCACCAGTGAGCATGTTCCCTATCAGTACAACTGCTTCAAGAACATTCACGATTTGGCTTCTACTGACTGCGTGATGCTACACATCGTATCTGCCAACCCTCGTCATGGGGGTTGGAATTACAATGTGCAATTCTTTCACGCCTTGGCGGAGGCCAATCACTATATGATTACAATGCCACCTACTTTGGAAACGGGATGCTACCAGAATCATGTGGCCTGTGTACTGAAGAAAGTCAAGGGAGCACCGTTTTGTTCTGTGGAAGATTTTCCAAAGCCGATTCGTGTAGGGGACTTTGAGCAGTACCGTATCTTGACGACGAGGAGGGCTGAAGCATGTCCTTGACCATCGTTTGCTGGAAGTGGAACAGAGGTCTGCATCCTAAGAAACGGATGCTCTTTGGTCCTGATCACGTCAACACATTGTTTTCAATGCTCAGGCGACACGTTCATATTCCCTTTCGCTTGGTCTGCATTACAGATGATCCGATGGGACTGCATCCTGAGATTGGTAAGATTCCGCTCTGGCGGGATCATCTGAATCTCGGCGGATGCTTTGTACGACTGAAGAGCTTCTCCAAGGAGATGCTTTCGGTGCTCGGTCCCCGGCATTGCAGCATTGACCTCGACTGCGTGATTGTCAATGACATCACACCACTACTAACCTGCAAGGAAGACTTTCGGATATGGGGAGAGGAAACTCGCCTGACTCCTTACTGCGGAGCCTTCTGGATTGCCAACACGGGTTGCCGATCCCAAGTTTGGGAGCAGTTCCAACCCAGTAAGTATTGTCAACAGGAGAATGGTAAGTTCAAGAGGGGCACAGATCAGGCTGTTATCTCCGACATTCTTTATCCTGATGAGGCCACGTGGGGAAAGACGGATGGCATTTACAACTACGGACAGGACATTCGTGTACGCCCAGAACTTCCGGCAGCAAGACAGGAACGCACAACTCTTATTCGCAACAAGACCCACGAAGCGTCCAATGCTATTTTGCAGTCACAGTACATGGTCAAAAGAACCTTGTCCAAGACTAGACCTCCATTACCTGAGAGCGATGCCAATCGTATGTATCAAGATGCCAAGCGCAGAGCAGTGGGTAAAGTCTTGCTGAAGTACCGCAAGGAATTGGATAAGATGAACCAGCGCATCAAATCCTGTGAGCCGTACAAGAATAACGATGGCAAGTTGCCGGCGAATGCAAGGATCGTCTTTTTCAACGGGGCAGAGGATCCAAACAATCCAATCCTTCAAGAAGAGTGTTCTTGGATAAAGGAGCACTACCAATGAAATACACCATCGTCACCTTCCTTTGGGGTAACTGGGAAATGCAGGACGGAGGCATCTGCTACGTCCATGCACTGGCGGCTGGGGTGGCCCGGCACTTTTCCAAGCCCTATCGTTTTGTTGTGCTTACTGACCATCCTGCTTCTGAGTTCAACAAGGACATTACCGTCATTCCTTTTGACTGTCCTAACTACTTGGGCAATTTGAAGAAGATGGCTATGTTCCGAAGAGAGAATGGATTTGAAGGACGGATCATGGCTCTGGATCTTGATACGGTGGTGCTTGGGGACTTTAGTGGACTCATGGAGAACACGGTTCAGAAGTTCACGACATGCGAGTGTCCCTACCACTTGCGGTGGATCGGGGGAGGAATCCATTGCTTCGATGCTGGCTTTGGACACTACGAGCTTTGGCAGCCCGTGGTTGATCAGCAGGCTTTTTGGGAACAGCAGTCTCGGGGATCTGAGCGAATATACTTGACCATGCGATTCAAGGACTCTGGTATTGCAACGGACTTTTGGCAGCGTCGTTTTCCAAAGCAGGTCGTCAGCTTCAAAAGTGAATGCCGATGGCACATCGTTCCTGAGGAAGCCAAGCTCGTTTGGTTTCATGGGGTTCCTCGGCCACACCAGTGCATGGAAATTGAATGGATTCGGGATAATTGGCTTAAAGGGACAACAAACGCTCTAGGATTCGCTATACGACCCGAGGAGACCGGGATAGTGACTTCCCTAGGGAAGGGTATTTGAAGGGCGTATAGCGAATCCTGGAGTGTCTACATGAATAATATGACGCAAGCGCAGGTGGTGGGTGGGAACAGTCTCCCTTGCCCGATCCTAGTAACCGGAGCAGCCCGATCTGGTGTGTCCATGACAGCCGGGGTCTTGCGCCGATGTGGGGCTTGGGTTGGGGTGGTGGACAATAGCTACGAGAACATTGAAATCCGGGACAAGACGATTACCCCTTATCTGAAATTCTTAGGATGTGATCCGCACGGGCAGAATCCACTACCTGTTATTCAAGACGTAATTGATAAGCCTTTGGCTGGGCTTGTTCGAAGAGTGGAGACAGCTGTTAAGTTTCAGGGATACACCTTTGGTCCGTGGATGTATAAATCCAATAGCATCTTGCTGACATACCCAATGTGGTGTCGGGAGTTTCCTTTGAGTAAGTGGATCATTGTCAGAAGAGACGACAAGGACATTATCAATTCTTGCCTGAAGACCAAGTACATGAAAGGGCATTCTGATGAGGCGGAATGGCAGGGATACCTTGATGCACACAAGACAAGGATTGTGGAGATTGAAGAATGTGTGAAGGACTGCCGCGAAGTCTGGCCGAGCCGAATGGTGGATGGTGACTTCGGGGAGATCAAGGAAGTGGTCGAATGGTTGAAACTACGGTGGAATGAAGGACGAGTTCGCGAATGGATTCGTCCCAACCTGTGGAGGGCGTGCAATGTCAGTTAGAGTATCAGCAAGCGACGTTCAGGCAATCATTGACTATGATACGGCAGCGATCACGGACTTGACCCCGTTCATCACGATTGCCAGTCTGCTTACGGACAAGGTTGCTGCCAACGACACTTCTATTTCAGCAGCCCAGTTGCTGGAATTGGAACGGTGGTTGGCAGCGCACTTCGTCGCCGTTCGGGATCCAAAGCTGACAAGTCAGTCAGCAAACGGAGCCTCCGAATCCTACGAGACAAACAAGAGTGGAATGGGATTGAAGGCCACCCGCTATGGACAGCAAGCCATCCTGTTGGACACATCGGGCTTTCTTTCCAGCATTGCGGAGTCGGCTAAGAAGGCTTCCATGAAAATGATTGCACCGGAGGATGCCCCATGAACATGAGAGAGAAGTGCCGACAGACTGCTGTTTACTGGGAGGTGTTGGGAGCGGATGGTCGGGGCTCGTGGTCTTTTGACATCCCAGTGGAGGTGAAGTGCCGTTGGGACAATACGGCCGTGGAGTACAAGGACACCAACGGGGAGATCAAGATCAGCACAGCCGTGGTGCTCCTTGCTTCCGACACTGTGTTGCTTGGAGGGTATCTGTACTTGGGGACCTTGTCGGATTGCGACAATGCCGCAGATCCAACTACCCTTGCGGATGCCCGTCCAATCATGCAAGTGCAAAGCGTGCCAGTGATCAGCAATCGACAAACAATTGTGAAGGCCATTCTGTGAGTGGAAGCGTACGAGTTCTGGGATTGGAAAAGGTTCTGTCAAATCTGAACAAGGCTTTGACCGAATCGAAGAAGACCACGAAGAAGGGACTCATCCGGGCTGGGTTTTTCATTCAGCGAGGCAGTCAGCAAAGATGTCCGGTGGACACAAGTAACTTGAAGAATTCAGCATACACCGCATGGGGTGAGGGATCAGCAAGCAACCCGGACTTTCGTACGTCAGGTGTTTCCGGGAAAACCGTATCACCGGCTGAAGTTGCTCAGATGAGCGCAAATCATGAGGCGGAGATTACTAAGCGCAAGGCTGCAGTACAGGGCAAGCTGGCTGTCTATGTTGGACACTCTGCTGCCTACGCTTTGTTTGTTCACGAGGACATGGCAGCCAACCATCCAAATGGTGGGGAAGCGAAGTTCCTTGAGAGAACAATACAAGATAATCAAGCACAGATAATTCGGATCGCTATGGAAACGGCAAAGGAGAACATTGCAAAATGAATCCGCTTTCAGAGGACATCAAAGATCTGCTCGTGACGGCAGGGGTGGGTGCGTTTGCTGCTACGTCCGGCTGGGGTATCTTTATCAACACAGAACCCGACGAACCCAGTACAAGCATCACCATCTATGACTTGGGCGGTCCGGCTCCGGAAGAGTGCTTTAATCGCGCGATCAAACCCTTGTCTCGCCCGTCCGTTCAGGTGCGTGTGAGAGGGACTTCTTACCTAACAGCTTATGCTAAGATAAATGATGTGATTGCGGCTCTACGTCGAGTGGGGCCATGGACGGCCAGCGGCAGTACATATCTTGATTTGTTCCAGTCGAACGTGACATTGTTTTTGCAGAAGGATCAAAAGAATCGGTTCATCTGGGTCGTGGACTTCCACGCCGTAAAGAAGGAGGCATAGTATGGCAAGGAGTAGAACATTGGCGATGACGAAGACAATGGAAACTCGCGTGAATAACCTTGTGGAATTGAAAAAGCAGTTGTCTAGTTGGCAGTGGCGGCCAACTCGGTATGGATTTTGGATCCATCCATTCGCGACCATCTATGCCAAGCTGCGCATCGTCTTTACGTCCACCTCCGTGTATGTGGAAAAGAAGCAGGGACCTAAGTGCTGGATTAGGATGTATGAGTCGTCGTTCAGCAAATTGAATTCGGCTGAGTTTCTGGAAGGCATTCAGAACTCAGTCCTTGGAACTGAACAAAATGCGACCCCAATAGTGGGGCCGATAGAAACAACAAAGTAGAAAGGAGAACCCAACGATGGCAACCGTAGGCACAGGCACAACGATTACATTCGCATCGGGATTCTTCGCGGAGATCCTTTCCGTCAGTGGCCCTAATGCGTCACGGGTAAGCATTCCGACATCCCACATGGGAACGACGAGTGCTCATACGTTCACGCCGGGCGACTTGGTGGACTGGGGTGAGTTGACTGTGGAGCTGGCGTTTGATCCTTCGGCGACCCCGCCGATCGCGTCATCGTCGGAGTCCGTGATTATCAACTTCCCGGATAGTGACACGTCGACATGGACCATGACTGGGTTCATGACCGCGTTCTCACCGTCCACTCCCTTCGAAGAGAGAGCCACAGCATCGGCGACAATTAAGATCACCGGCGCTGTGGTGATAACATAATCAAGTAGTAGTAAGGAGGCTAACCATGCCAACTGGCAAACTGTTGACCAAGATGGAAGTTCTGCAAGTGCAGGACAAGAAGTACATGGACGTTGAAGTTCCTGAGTGGGATGGATCCGTCCGTGTCGGAGTAATGTCAGGAACCGATCGGGAAAAGTTCGAGTCGTTTGTGCAGAGCAGGATCAGTTCTGACGGCAAGACGACCAACATGTCTGATGTGAGAGCCACCCTATTGTCGCTTGTACTGGTTGACGGCAAGGGTGAAAGGATGTTCTCGCAGGATGATGTGAAGGCGCTTGGTGATAAGAACGGGGCTGTGCTCGCCCGACTGGCTGACGTTGCGATGCGGGTTAATGGGCTAACGAAAGAGTCGGTTGAGGAGCTGAGAAAAAACTCCTAAAGGACCCCGTCAGATGTCAGTGGTTTCGGCTCTCCCGGCAATTGGGTAAAGGCTTACATGAAGCACAACGGACAATCGATGCCCGTGAGTTCGCTGAGTGGATGGCCTATGATTCAATCGAGCCGGGAGAGCCAACCCGGGCGGACATGCAAGCAGCACTTATCGCGGCTATGCTGGCGAACGTAAATCGAGACCCTAAGAAGAAGCCAGTACCTTTTGAGATAAGTGACTTCATGTTGAAGTTTCATGACGAGGTCCAAGACACGAGGCGAATGTCCCAAAAGGATATCAAGCAACGATTGACAATCTGGAAGCAAGACTACTCAGCCCACCAACGTAAAAAGAAGAGGCGCGTATGATGGACAGTACATTAGGTTCTCTGACCCTTTTGCTGAAAGCGGATGCCAGCAACATGAACAATGTTGTGGGGGCAGTCCGAAAGGGGCTCATGGGGTTTACAAGGGACCTTGCCGGGCTGGCGGGCGTAGGCTTGTCAGTGGGTGGGGTGATTGCAGGATTGAAAGAAAGCCTCAGTCTGGGCGGGTCCCTATACGACCTTAGTCAACAGACTGGCGTGGCCGTGGATCAGCTTGTTGTACTTCGACAGGCGTTGGATGAGACGGGGGTGGGTGCAGGTCGGGCCATGTTCATCCTCAATATGATGCAGCGAAACGTGAACACGTTGGGGAAGACAGGCAAAGGTAACAGCTTTCTAAGTAGCATCGGTCTTAGTATGAAGGAACTGAACAAGCAGTCTCCTGTTGAAAAGCTGAAGACCATTAGCACAGCTCTTGGGAAATTGTCTGAAGAAGATAGAATGTCAGCCTTGCGGAAACTGTTTGGACACGGCGGCATTCGTCTTCGGGGGTTCTTCGCAGACCCCAATGTACTGAAAGAAGTTGAGCATGCACTGGGTGGGATACCCGCTTTGATCATGAGAAATGCAAAGTCCTTTGATCAATTGTTGGATGTCATATCCCGATTCAAATACATCCGCCTTGGATTATTCACCGGGATCATGGAGGGTCTGGCACCCATGATGAAGACCATCACAGATGAGATTTCCAAGATCGACTTGTCTGGAATTGGACAGAGAATTGGACGCTTCGTTCTGTTCATAGTGGAGCTGATTAAGTCGGGTCGGTTCGGGGAATTGATGAAGCTGGAATTTGAGTACGCGTTCAGTTGGATTGCGGACAACTGGATGTCGCTTGTTCAGCACTTGGGTACAGTTCTGAAAGTAGGCTTCAAGATTGCATTGTCTGAAATATACAACATGCTTTCTGGAACCAAGATAGGAAATTTTTTGGGTCTCAGTGGAAAGATTGACATGGCAGCCCAGATGAAGAACGGGATGGCTGCTATTCGAGCAAGTGCGGCGGAGATTGGTAAGAACTCGAGTGAACAGACTTTGGTTCTTGATTTCAAAAAGCAATTCCTGATCGACGACATCATGGCAGTTGTGGAAGACCGGATTGCCAAGCAACAGAACTGGACCCCGATGACCACCGGGGGTACTGGAGGTGCTGGGGAAACTGGAGCAGCAGGCTTCGTCAACAAGTATGCTCCGACTGCGCTTAGGGGATCGGTGGAAGGGTATAAGGCAGAAATGGGAATGTCAAAGGACATGGCCAACGTGGCAACCAACACGGCGAAGACAGCACAGAACACCAACCAGACGGCTGATAAGCTGGATGAGATGAACGATACGTTGAATGAAAACTTGAACTTCGCCGTACTTGGAGAAGGGGGCATTTAATGATCACAAGTGTGACATTGGTTGATCGGGATTCCAACATAGACGCCAAGGGGCTTCGGAGTGCCACAAACGTCTATCAGATTGAGACAACTGATGCGGTAGGGGATGATGAAATTGCAGTGCTGTCCGCATCTGATCTACCCAAGCGATTAGATAAGCATCCAACCGATGACACCTTATGGGTATCCACGATATCGGCCAAGCCCTTTGAGGATCGTCTCCATTGGCGAGTGACCGTCAACTATGAGCCGATGCCCTATGGGTTTCAGTCGGGGTCTGGACAGAAGCCTTGGGAGATGCCGGCACAGGTTTCCTATTTCCTCGACAAGGAACAGGTGGCGATCAGTAAGGCATATGACTATGATGTTGATGAGCCATTCTTTCCTTCTCTTCCAATTGTTAATAGTGCCCAGGATCCGTTTATCGATCCACTCATGAAGAACAAGAATCGGTTTGGTATTCACATCATCAAGAATGTGGAGGATGCAAACTGGGATCCGGTTAGTATCTTTTCCCTCATCGATACTTTGAATGAATCGACGGATGGATCAGGTGCCCGAATTGGGGGCGTTGCTATTGCTGATCGACAAGCCCGAATCAAGGAAATGAAACTTGATCCAGCCATGACTGATGAACAGGAATTGTACTGGGTGTTCACAGTTGACATTGTCATGGATCGGGATGAGTGGGCCCAGTCTATTTACGATCAGGGTTTTAATACAATGAATGCTACCACAGGCGAGAAGACACGCATTCAAGTCAAGGATCCTCTAGGCGGGGATGATAAAGATGCCGTGGAACCGCAACCACTAGATGGGGCTGGTCAAGTTCGAAATCCTGTAACCAGTCCGCTTCCGAAGTACAAGGACTTTGCAATATATCCATTAGCCGATTGGAGTATCTTGGACCTGCCCAAGGAAAAGGACGGAGCATCCTAACATGAAGAAAGTTGTCTTCACTCCTGGGGCTGCCAATCGAGTTTGGCAGGCCACTAAGATTGTGGAAAGCAACGTCGGGGAATATCCCGAACGTCGGCACTTCCCTCGATTGACAGGAGGATCAGCAGTCGCGACAAACGATCACTCATGGAAATTCAAAAAAACTTCCGCCACAGGCGGCACGGTGACGCTGGGGCAGGTGTTTTTGGGTGGCGCGGCTAAGACGGTGGGAAGTTTCCCGAGCGGCGGCACGCTGACGGGGGTGACGACCACGACGCATTACTGGGTGGCCATTAACCGGAGCGCGGCCACGGCGACCTGGGGCAGTGGAGCCAGCGTGACAGCTAATACAGACACCGTTGAATACTGGCATGTGCTGACCCTGACTTGCGCGGAAAGCGTGATCACGGCGGTAATGGAATGGTGGCAGAGTGATATTCGAGTGACGCTGTTTGGTTAGGAGGTAACTTATGGCAGGTTGGACTTCCTCGATTTGGCCTTTATCAACTCATCCAAGGATCACAAAACAACATCTGGACGAGATAAGTGCTGCCATTGTAGAACGTGGCGACTTGATAAATTCTGGATGGTCTGGCTACACTTACACGTATCGCAATTATCGTAATATACTAGCTGATCCTAGTATACTGGTCGGATTCAAAGCAGCAGTAAAGAATATGATCACGGGCGGTAGTAGCCATGGACAGAGGTTCACCCCAAAACAAGCTACAGGTAATTTTAACGCTTACTTTGCAGCTCACACAGGCGTTGCGGCAAGACCACCAATAACGACAGTTGAAATACTAGAAGACTTGAAAATACCGACAAACTATTTCGACTATACGCCTTACCGAGGTTTAAGTGGTTGTGGATTTGTGTCTGATAGTGAGGGTGTTAACGGCGTGGCAGGCTATCAGAACGATGACACTGCGGCTGGGGGGAGTGTGTTTCCAACTGGACGAACACACTGGACAACTAGCGACTATGGTTTCGACAACATCAAACACATATTGAGCAAACTGTGTTGGATATCGTATGGTCAAGATTATCTTCCGTGGCAGGTTGTACGAGATGCTGGTTACAGGGGGGATGGGAAGGACGCGAATTGGAGTACCGCAAAAACAGAGGCGGAAACCAATTATGCCACATCGACGTTAGTTGGTTTAATTGGTGAAGCACACAGATTCACTCTTGGTTACAAAGACGTTGTTGGAGACTTTTGGACAATTGTAGCATCAATGATTTGGCACTCGGAGCAAAATTATGTCCATGACGGGACTATGCATTGTGATACCGATTTCTATCATTATGCCGAGGCGCGGTCAACAGGTAATCACGTTGTCTATGATGCGTATGGTTTACCTAATATAATCGAGGGTCAACATGCAATTGTAGCGACTAAAGTTTGGGATGGCACTTCTGGTGCTTGGCCGACTGCCAACCCATCACCTAGTTATGGATCAAGTGATATGCCTAGTCCATGGTGTGATGAGCCTAGCTATCACAGCCCCACAGAATACTACAATAGAGGCAATAAGGTTATGGCCAAGTTTTGTATATACCGTTTTGACATTACGGGTGGTTTGGAATACGTGTAGAAACCATAAACAGGTAAAAGAAAAAGGAGAATGGTATGAACTGGAAATGGCTGACAGACTGGATCAAGCGTTTGTTCTCGAAGAAGCAGAAGCCGGACCCGACCCCGCAAACGGATCCCGCGCTGGCGGATGAGATGGACATCACCGGGGCGCTTATCAAGGACGGGCCTGACGACATCGCCAAGTGGCCGGTCAACGTGGGGCTGAAGGATATCAACATCGGCAGCCTGATTCACTGGGCGTACGATCGGCCCTTACCGTGGAAGAAAGAATATGATGGGTCCATCGGAAACAACTGGCTGTTCATGGAAATCGACGGACGCCTGTATGGCTCCCCGAGTGACTGGGTACGGCGCAACGAGCCCTACAAGGATTTCGGCGACGTGAAGATCGCGCTGAATGGCGTTGTCTACAGGCCTGTAAAGGGTCAGGTGTTCGGCTTCATGTTGTCCACACCAGCGCGCAACAACGTCATGAGGCAGGGCAACAGAACACAGGTTAAGCAGTTGACCGTACCATGAGGTAAACGATGATATACAACGAAATAGAAATTGGCGTTGCGGTTATGGTGAGATTAGAGATTGCCGTGGTCATAATCGCGCTGTTAACGGCGATAGTGATGGGGGTAATGTAACACCATGAGCGAACTACTCGGCAGAACGCAGAAACTCAAGGCGGAGCAGGAACGACTGGAACGCTTGATCCAGGAAGACACGATGGATGCGAATGTGGACAAGTTGTTGCAGGGCCAGAGTTTTGCCAATGGTGTGCTCATGCATATGGCCTCGACGAATGAGGCTCTGAAGCGGATTGACGAATCCATGGCCGATGTGAAGAGTGACATGCGCGACATGAAGGTAAATGGACTGCGGATATGTGCCGAACGCAAGGGCGAGATGGATCTCCTTAAAGCCAACGATGAGGCTCAACGGAAGCTAATCAATACGGCGATCAAAAGTAACAGCTCCGGTGATTGGCTCAAGATTGGGAACTGGAAAGCGGCTGGACTTCCGGCAATCATTTTGGCGATTTTCGTTGGTATTGCAGTATATCAGCACTGGGAAACTCAGTCCATAGCCAAGGAAGTCAACACCGTGAAGGAAGACACCGAGGTAATGATCCACAAGCAGGCGATTGCTATCGCGCAGAAAATCATTGCGGAGATCGAAGTCAACCGCGAGGAAATGAGGAGGCAGAAATGAGCGAGTCAGCAATCGGAACCCTTGAAGAACGTCTGGCAAAACACCTTCAGCGACGTGATACTTTGACTAGACACTACTCCGAAGCACTGCGAGAGGAGAACTTGAACATCGAAAACATTCAACGGGCAATTGCCCGGCACGTTGCTGCATTGCACAATTCCCATGTTGTCGAACCAGACGCGGCGGTGCTCCAATGAGAATACTAATTGCATTGATCATTGCATTGGTGATGTTGTTGCTCGTTATGCTTAGTGGGTGTTGTTCGGGTGGGGGAGAGGGACAGCCAGGACGGCCATCCGAAGGGTGGTCTGTCAGTCTGATCAACATCACGGTACAGCTTGGGGGTACTCGGACGGATCCGACAATTCAGACCAAGAACGAGGTAGGACCGAATGCAATCCAGACACACATTTTACCAGTCGATTCCGTTCAAAAGGCTGGGGCTACAAACGTAGGCTTGTAGAAACGTCTAGGATTCGCTAGGAAGGCCGATCGTCCTAACCCTAGGAAAAGCCCTTAGTCTAGCTTTTGAAGGCCATATAGCGAAACGTCGAGTGTCTACGGAGGTGTTAGTATGCACAAGTTCGGTCAGTTTATCAACACAGCCCCTATCCATTGTGAATGGCAGCGACAGAAGTCGTGGGGATTTTTATGGAAGGTTGATGAATGGGTCTACTACGCCAACGCAGAACGTCCTTTGACGTATATTGCACCCGACAAGACGGAGATGCAACCCAACAAAAAGTTCAACACGGACTTTGGCAGCATTCCTCCACCTCTCATGGCCATGCCATCCCTGAGCCGGACCCGGTTCCTGCACTCCTACCTATTCCACGATTCGGGTTGCCGGCAAGGTGGATTGTATGTTCGGCCAGTCGGGTCAACAGGACCATTTGTATTCCAGCAGATAACCCGGGACCAGATGGATACTTGGTTATGGACGTGGGTAGGAGCGCAGGGTGGAAATGCTTGGCAACGGATGAACATCTACGCGGGTGTTCGGATCGGGGCTCAGTTCGATTCACGTGGGTGATCCCCGATGGTCTCGTCGTCGCTTTTGTTCAGTGCCCCGACTCGACAGCCGCACTGGTTGCACCCCACGTAGAACTCGCACCAGCCGCCCATGTCGCCCTTGCGAACAAGGACGGCAAGGCCAAAGTCTGACACGTCATCCGATCCGCACAGGGGACACGGAAAAAGCCCAACAAGAGCATTCATGCTACGTCACTCCGCTTTGCTCCGTGCCGAGCATGATGCTCGGCGTTCGGCCTCTGTCACCGCTTGCCGCTACTTGTTCGCCTTGGCGACACGACGATCAACCCGCGCCGCTTGAGTTGCTGCAACGCCGCAGTAACCCGCCGGCCAGCGAAGAAGTCAGCCGTATCGAGTTGCCAGGAAGGAACATCGTCGGGGGCGTAGGGGATCGCCTTGAGAATGGCTTCCGCGTAGGAAGTCAATGGCCGAACCATGCGCTTCAAGATACGCCTCCTTCGTCGGCGCTCAAGAGCGCCGCGTTGGCTGGCTTAAGCTTAATCTCGATGATCTCAATGACCTCGATCGTGCCGTCCAGTCGGAACAGTGCCTTGCATGTCGTCTCCGCACCGTCTAGGTCGACATCGACGTCAATGACGTATTGTGGCCTTCGGAATGTGCGGCGCAGCCAGCCAACAACAGAATCGAGGGCGACGAGAAAACCGCGCCATTTTGCCGTGGTTGGTACTTTCATGCGTTACTCCCGGCGCGGCTTCCACGCGCCTGATCTGTCACGTTCTCGCTCACTTCCACGCCCCCGGTTCCTTCGTCTAGGACTTGCTACACAATCTACACATCCGGTGTGACGGGTATTCTCCAGACGGTCGGTATTCGAGCGTCATATCCAGGATGATTTCCCACTGGTGCCCGACTACGGCACACACGTCTCCGGACTTGACCAGAGTCAGGACGAGGTTCGTCATATCACCCTGCTCGCGAAGTTGCTTCACAGCCCCATCTACTGACAGGACAGATTGACAAAGACTGTTGGTTGTCCAATAAGACAAAATCAACTTGTTCGTAATCGGTTCTGCCACCATCGCAACCGGAGAGCCTTTCATCCCCGACAGGTCAACCGTAATCGAATCCTGCGCGAACACGACGATTGAGAACACGGCAATTATCAATACGATTATATAAATGCTCTTCTTCATGGTTTCCTTTCTCGCGGAGACTCGTGCTCCGTCTCCTTATTCACATTGCTTGCTACAGTACCAGCATTTTCCATCTACAATAAAGTGTCGGAGTCTTCCCGCCACACATCGGTCTTTCTTATTCTTGAAGGACCTCGTCTTTCTCTTTTTCAAGTCCTTCTGACTGATCATCCCTAACGATCTCAGAAATGCGATCTCTTCGTTTGCAGATGTAAATTGCATCACCATACCCCATCAACTCCTCTTCGTGTGTAACAATTATCATTTGCAGACCCAGCTTGTTGCTGATGTCTCTCAGCATACCACCAATCTTTGCTTGCAGATCCCTCGAAACGAACCGATACGGCTCATCTAGCACCAGCGTGTTTCGACTGGGCTTTTCGGCCAGCTTCCACATGCAGATGCGCAATGCAAAGCTGATCACGTCCACCACTCCACCCCCAGCCGCATCGTAGGGGTCCACCTCCATTCCATTTCGTTCTACTAACAAGAGTGCTTCTGTCTTGCCTCGCTTCTCCTCAAAGCGAAGAACGAACTTGTACGGATCCGGGAACACAGCCTTCAGCGCCAGCGTAACCAAGGACGTAAGCTGAATGCAAAGTTCTTCCTGAGTTTGCTTGGCTATTACACTGGCAAGGGCTGATGCTTTGGCAATGTTCAGGGATCGCTTGTCCAACTTTTCTATCATTGTGGTCAACAAGTCGAGGGTTTCCACAGCCACGTGTCGCTTCCCCTCGAAAACATGGAAGCTGGCTTTGATCTGTTCCAGTGAAGGATTAGAAGTCATATTTCTCCTTCAACTGGTGCAGTGTTTTTTCAATAGCTGCATCGTGCGCCTGCAGTTTCCTCAGCAGGTCTTCGATGTATTTTGGAAGTTCGGCTGGAGTGAGTTTATACTTGATCCTGAGCTGCTTTTCCAAGTCTTCCAGAACACCCTGCTCCTTGGCGATGTTGGTCTTGGCTTCGTTGATTTGGTTTTTCAACTGAGTGAGTTCCATTGCTAGGTTCATTTTGGTTCCTTCTGTGTCGCGGTGGCTCCCTGGTAGTCTGCGATCGCCGTCTCGATCATCCCCCACAGTTGATTGTCCGAGTGCGTTCCATCCATGGCGTGACCCACAGTGGCCTTCACGGCGGCGATACAGGCATCTGAAGCGGAAACCTTCCTCCGCAGTTCCGCCACCATGGTCTGTAGTTCGCGAATCGTTCCCTCGTCTTCCATGCTCATACCTTACCCCTCCTTTTCAGCATTTGAATTACATAGTCTCTTCATGAATGGCTTCCCACATTACTTGTTTGAGCTCCTGATCATGCTCCTTCTTTTCCATTTCCATTTCCAACCGCTTGACAAAAGACATCTTTCCATGCTTTTGATCAGCCACCCCTTCAATGAAGGCATTCAATGTTTTGTTTCTCTCTGCCTTGGCTTCAATGTGCTTACGACTGACCACATCAGCTACAATAGGAATTGGGATTGACTTCAATCCTGAGTACCTGAAATACAGCCACGCCTTCGGTATGTATTTTTGTTGGTCGGCAGACATTCGACACATGGACCCGGGGCTCAGCAAAACCCGATCATCTTTTGAGTACACAGTAAAGGGAATGTGGTTGTCTCCTACCACGGTCAGATCAAACGGAGGTAGTTGTCGTAGTCGTTGTACTGCGTCTGGAATCTTAACAGGTCCGTACGGGCAATCCTTGTACCATGTAGGGAAATGATAAACCCCAATGGTGGCTTGACTTGGCTTACTCACCACAACATTCGCTGTAGGCAACTCATCACCCCAGCTCCATCCATAGATAGCTAATCGATCTGTTTGAAAGCGAGCCCCTCCTGTCAAGACGTGTATCTCGCAGGCTTTTTCCAACACAGCCAATCCCGTCTTGCTCAGCAGATCAAGATTGTGCTGGGGCAGGTCGTGCTGACCGGCAACCACCACAACAGGATATTCTTGCTTCAGACTGTTTATGATTATAATCACTTCCTTGAGTAGCAAGGGCGACGGCTTCCAATGATCGAAGACATCCCCGGCAATAATCAATGGAGCCCCCGCTCGAACTAGATTTCCGCATCGAAGCAAGTTCACAGCCCATGATAGCTTCTTCAACTGGGTGGTGAAGTAATCATCGGTTCGGCAGGCAGACTGGTCATCCCGTAGGTGGGTGTCAGCCAATATCACGGCATCAGCAAGCTCAGTCTTTTTCATTTAGTCCTTCCTCCACACAATGGACACTGCTTTGGCATTTTGATCTTCCATTCCTTTTCCATTTCAATCAGTTCTGCCTTTTGAAGCTTGATGCTGCTTTGCAGATTATCAAAGGCCTTGGCCCTCTTGTTCAAGGCAGTGCACTTCAAGGCAAGTATGTCCCTCTCCTGCTGCTGTTCGTCAATGACGTCTACTTCCTTTTCAATGCTCTTCCACTTTTCCAATTTCGCGATTCGAGTTTTTTGCCGTTTGATCTGTTCTTGGATCTGCTCTAGTTCCTCCTTGTCGTATTGTAGTTCGTTCATTTCCTTAGACAGCTTTTCAACATGACTGATGGATGCAGCAATGGAATCCATGGTTTCAGTCGAGGGGTACTTGGCCAAACGCTCTTTTGCCTCTTCAAGATTCTGAACGGCTTCCCGAAGGGCACTGTCGTTCCTTCGTTTCATCTGACCAAAGTTCCCCAGCACCCGATCAATGTCTGCCAGTCCGGCCACTTCATTCAGCATCTTGGCCGCTTCTCCGGGAGACAGTCCCAGCATGTAAGGAGCGTCAAGCTGGAACTGGAAGTTGATGGGGCGTAGCTCCAATGCCTTTTCCACTTCCTCAGGTACCCCAGTATTGACGGCGACAAAAGAATCATCCTTCCCATGGGCATTGATAATCTTGTACTGATTGGCCTTTCCCCTTTGGCGAATGATCTTAGTCCCGTCTTCAAGTGTAATGGATGCCCGAGCAAAGTCCTGCCCATGGCGAATCATGCCATTGCCAATTGGCCGATTGCTCCAGATCCATTTCAAGGCTCGGATCACGGACGTTTTCCCACTGTCGCTCGGCCCGACAATGATGTTGACACCGGGGGACAGATCACGCAAGACCGTCCGTTTGTGGGCCTGATAGTTCCGTAGGCTAATAGTCCGTATCATACCTTCTCCTTATCCCTTCGTTAAACGCTCGAGGATTCGCTATATGCCCTTCAAAAGTCTATTCAAGCCCTTCTCCTAGGGCCGGGACGATCGGCCTTTATAGACGATCCTAGAGCGTTTGAAGAAAAGACTCGCCGACAATGTTCAGCAATGAGCAAGCCGTCTGCATCCTTGTGCTTTCGGATGCGATTGGCTCGGGAAGGCCACAGTCGGCAGCCAACCTCCATGGACGCCCGCTTAAGAGCAGCCGGTCCCTTTGTCCCTTGCGGTAGCAAATACGATTGCCATTCCCTACTGTCCACATAGGTGTATGGCAGATGCAAAGTCTCCAAGGCGATAAGAGTCGCTTCCAAAGCACGAAGTGCTGACGCTGTGGCCATGAACCTCCCAGGATTAACCATAGGTCTTTCCAATAGGACCATCTGGATTGACTCTGGTCTGATTTTGAGAATCTGTTTCAAAGCCAGATAGTCAACACGACTGATGTTCTTTTTGGATTTCGTGTAATTCTGTTGCTTGATAATTGGGGTGGATAGGAACAAAACCCGACCCGTGCTGCCAATCATCCCAATGCTGCCCGAGATCCCATTATCGATGCCTACAAAGATACTCATGGCTTCCTCCCAATCATGCAACAGGCTTTGAATTTCTTTCCACTTCCACAAGGACATCTTGTGTTGCAGCTGAGCCAAGTCAAGTGCCGGCGAATCATCAAAAACTTGATCTTGTCTGGAATTAAATCCGGGTGAATGGGTCGGATCAACCGAAGAACCTCTTTGTGAATGGGTCGGATCAACCGAAGAACCTCTTTAGATGATAGCATCCCGTTTGCTGCTGGAACAATATCCCCTATCTTTAGATTTTCCATGCTGTCCTCCATTCCGCTAGTTTATCTTCCGCCATGAACGACTTCATTCCGTACTTCTTACATAGCTTGATAAACGCAGGTTCGTTGAATGTGTTTCGAGCGTGAAGGTTTTTCGGCTCCCTTGTCTTTGGAAAGGGCAGCTTGACCAGTATCCAATTCCGATCGTAGGCATCCTTCTCCCCTTCTTTGATCAGACGCTCAGCTCGACTTCCCCATGTCAGAACCTTTTTCAAGTACTTGGTGGCATAAACAAAGCCGACTCCCTTGATCCCTTTCACATTATCACTCTGGCAGCCCATCAAGCACTTCAACTTGGCCCACTGATCGGGACTGGTGTACTTCTCTTCCCGTAGGCGGGCGGGCGTCCACATGATCTTCTTAGTGGGATTGTACATCTTCACGTTGGCAGCCAGCAGTTGAAAAAGATCCTCGTCTGCTGAGACGATGACAAAGCTACCCATTCGCCCCTGAACGATAGCTGCAATAAGATCATCTGCCTCACAACCCTTTTGAACATGGTTCTGTACTAGCCCGATAGCTGGCAGGATTTCCTTCCGTAGCAGCGTAAAGATTTTCTTGGCCTTGACTTTAGCTGCCAGCTCGGCTTTGGAAATCTTAGCATGCCGATGTTCCTTGTATGACGGCAGGAGCACCTTTCGGTAGGAGTGCCGACTATCCCAGCAAAAGTGGATGTCGCTGGTGTTGAACTGAGTGGCCAAGTGTAGGACTCGGGAGAGGAAGCCGAATATGATGCCCGTGTCGAGACCGTCGAATGACAGTTCCCGCATAGTGTACCATGCCTGATAGCATAGGTAGCTGCAGTCGAGGACTAGAGTAGTGTCGTTGCGGACATTTTCATGTCTTGTGGAGTAGTTTCTCATATTCCTCAATTCGCTCCTCAGCTTGCTTCAATTCAGCTTGTGCCCGACGACCAAGAGCAATGCTTTCTGCATGTTCTCGTATCAAGGTTTCCTTTTCCTGCATGATTTCTGTGATCTTGTCAGCCAGCTCTTCGTTGCGTTTGTGAATGTCAATGAGAGCCTGATCGGTGTGTTTATTTGCGTCTTTCAATTTCTGCACGGCAAGATCAATCATGACAAAGGCGTTTGTTTGTTCTATGTTAAGCATAGCGTGCTCTCCTGTTAAGTTTCAGTTTGTCTTCCATTGCCTTCCAGCACTTGCCAGTTTCTTCTCTCAGGTTCTTTTCCTTTCCTTCCTTTTCCAAGGTTTCAATCAGACGTTCTCGAAACATTGGCTTGCTGAGTAGACTGGTCTTGATTTTGCTACCGACTTTTTTCATCCACTGCTGTTCAATCAAGTAGTTGACGCAGGAAGCGGTATCGTCAATTCCCATATCATAGTAGATAGGAAAATCCACCGTTCGGATCTTGCCGGTGAGCTTGCTCTTGGTAGACTTGGCCCGGCACATGATCCCGATGGTCTGTTCCAGCTTCTTGATCTTGCCGGCCACGGCAGTCCATAGGATATGGGAAGCGTAGAATTCCAAGGCTCTTCCCCCACTCCGCGTCTTAGGGGTAAAGGACATTGGATTGATGTTGTCCCGAGTCTGGCTAATGATAATCAGCATGCTGTCAGAGTCCCTTAGCTTGCGCACAATCTGCCGAAGCATCTCTGACATGGCCTTAGGCTTGGCCATTCCATAGGACCCCTTGGGCTTGGTGCCCTTCTCATACGCCTTGACCTTTTCTTCCATCCGCGACTCTTCGTCGTCAGATGTCAGGGCATCTAGCGAGTCTAGGATGTAGATGAACGGCTTCCCCTTCTTCAGATAGGAATGGATGGACAGTTGAAACTCTTCCACAGTGGAGGACCCCCTTGGATCTTCCTTGGTTCCCCTAGGAGGGGCAACCCGGTCAGCTGTAGTCTGTCCAAACAACTTGGCCACGTCATGCTCACAGGCCGCTTCCACATCATCGTACACTAGCACGTGATTATCAAAACGCTTCCGATGAGCTGCTTCGGCAAGAATAGACCATGCCAACGTCGTCTTACCTGAGGAGCTGTCCCCGATGATGTTGATAATCTTCCCCAGTCCGAATCCCCCAAAGGGACGATCGCTGACTGCCAGATTGAGCAGAGTGCTTCCGGTGGAGAGGCACTTGATTCTTGGTTCCTTGGGAGGGGTGCGGTCTCGGGTCTTCATCTGCTCGGCAATGGAGGCATGCTTGGTTCTCATGTTTGTTTTCCCTTCAACCGTACTTCCAATACTTGTACATTTGGCCCTGCCCACTTTTTGGCTTCCTCCTCAGTCTTGAAGATCGGACAAGCCCCAGTCATTCCAGGAGCAATGCATAATGGCAGTCTGCGATCTCCGAAGGACGTGGTAAGATCAACGTGCTGTAATACGGACATCACCAGCCATCCAGTCCATTTATTCATCCCAATTCCTCCACCATGGCATCGGCTATCTGAACACATAGCTTGACAATCTTCTCGACGGGCAGCCGACCAATTTCAGGCTGAAACAGCATTCCTACACTGGCTAGACATTGCCCGGCATAGTACTGTCGAAGAGTCATGCCACCGGTCTGTATTATTGGCATAAGATGGCCGTCGATACTCTTCATCTGCGTTTCAAAGAATGGGTGGATCTTTGGACTATTATCAACAACGCTCATTTTACAGCCTCCTCCATCAGATTTTCAAACCTCTGTGCGTAGTCCCAGTCTGCATCTGAATGATTACCAGTAATCATTCTTGTCGGCCCCACCTTGTACAATATGGCAATGCCTTGGTAGTTCATCCAATCTTCAATCTTGAAGACCAGATATTCAAACACGATGGCCCGTGCCTTCATGGGATTCCGTCGGTCTTCATAGGTATACTTCTTTTTCTTGTTCAGCCGATTGACTTCATCGACCACCACACACTTGATTTGTCCTATCCCCACACAATCTCCATTGTCGGGAGCATTCGGATTGCTGCCGCTTTCCAATTCGCAAAGCGCCAAGACCATTTTGGCAATTACACTGGCTGTGTACATGTGCTTATCCTTCCTTAGAAAAAGATCGGCCCTTGCTACTCAGCACAGTCAGGAGGAAGGAAGGAACCTGCTACGCCTTTCACAAGGGCCGACCACTTGATCAACTACTTACGCCGACGAGACGGCTTTACCGGCTCTTCGTCTTCATCGTCTTCATCGTCATCAGATTCCTTATCGCCATCTTCCTCATCGTCTTCGGCATCTTCATCGTCTCCATCGGAATCCTCATCATCTCCATCGGATTCCTCGTCATCGTCGTCATCTTTCTTCGAGGACTTCTTGACTTTTCCTTTCTTGCTCTTACCTCGATCGTCGTCCTCGTCGTCGTCAGACTCGTCAGCATCTTCGTCATCTTCCTCGCCATCATCATCAGCTGCTGACTCGTCTTCGTCAGATTTCTCATCTTCCGAATCAGACTCTTCGTCTTCATCGTCACTGTCATCGTTATCATCTTCGTCCTTAGCTGATTTCTTGATCTTTCGCTTTGGCTTTTCGTCCTCTTCGTCACCGTCTTCATCGCTTTCCGCATCACTGTCTCCGGCGTCATCCTCGTCCTCCTCTTTCTCATCCTCGTCCTCGTTTTGCAGGAACAGCTTTTCCAGTGCATCGTACGAGAGGATGTTCATGATTTTATCAAGGTCTGCCACCTCTTCCAGCACTTCTTCTTCGATGTCATCCCGGTCTTCAAAGTCGATCCGGGAACACTTCATGAACGTCCCTCCTGTGCCGATCTTCACCTCTGTGAAGCGGACGTTCAGAGTCTTGCCGCCTTTGAGGTATGGGAAGGATCCCAATTCATCAGCCCCTTCCCGAATCTCCTCTTCCAGCTTATCCCCAAAGGCAAACGTGGAAGCCGTCATCAACTGGACACCACTCTTTGAATGGTTCGTATCAATGACGTTGAACATCTGCCGCTCCGACCGGCGGAGTGCTTTCACGACATCCTCATCCGCATCCGGATCCTTGCGAAGCTTATTGTACTCTTCGCAGATCGGACACTTCTTTCCGATTGTCGTTGGGCAGACCACACTGGTTTGCTCCGGACCGATGTTGCGATGTATGAAGTATGTCCGCTCGTACCAGAGCTCACCCTTCTTTGCCTCCGGATGATTGTCCACTGTGACCCGATATGGCAGGATGTTCAGACTCATCCGCTTTTCCAGCCCCAAGAACTCCATGTCCTTCGGAAGGTTCAGCGTTGTGTTTCCCCGACCATGGCCTTCTCGTGTCTTCGCCCTCTGCTTGATCCGATCCTTCAGGCTCAGCTTTTTCTTTAACGAATCTTTCATATTTCTTTTCCTCTTCTTCCTGTATGACTTGTATGACTGCTCGGGTGGCAATTCGACTGACCATATAGACCACTGCCAATATGATCAGACATGCGAACAGGAATACCGCCACCCACATTAGGCATTCCAGCATTGTCATGAAGACTGCATACATGTTCTATCTCCTTTTCCGTTCCTCCTTTCCTTCCTTTACTTGGTCCTTCGTGACTTGATCTTTTCCATTGCCTGTTGATGCAGTCCCTTCTTTGCGGCTTCCAGATTCAGATCCCGGGGATCCTTTGGTCCGGCGAAGTACTGCTGACTTTGCAAGTGTACCAGCTCCTCCAGTGCTGCCTTGCGGTGTTCCATGGCTCGAACGGCCGACTGAACAAGATCCAATTCATACTGCTTGTCAATGATCTTACCGGCCATCTGTCTCACTTCTTCATTCGCGGTAATGGCTGCCTTGATTCCTCCTTCAGTTATCCGGTCCTCCATTCCGTACTTGGCTGGATGCCGGCGTATGCGGTTTGCCCAATTGGCTTCCAGCACGTCAGATTCTTCCCTTAGCAAGGCCAGCTCCTTCTTCAGGACAGAAGCCTCTTTGCTGATTTTCATGAAGCGGTTGGCTTGGTCCAACCACTCCACGTCCAAGGCCATAGGATCGATGTGCATCAGTTTATCTAGGTCCATTATCATTCTCCTTGGTTAGGAATTGACCACCTCGTAGCAAGCCATGACCAACTTGGCCTTGGCATCGTCAAAGAACGGACTCTTGAACGCATCCATGACCACATACGCCTGTGGATTGTCATTCCCCAGCAAGACAGATGTACAGTAGGCCAGCATCAGACGGCGCAGGGATTCCGGCTCCCCTTCAATGGTCTTGATTAACTTGGCCACTTCCGGCCACTTGGGCTTCTTGAAGAGAATGCGGGCAAGGGCAATGGCTTCGTTCTGCTGCTCAGTTGCTTGTCGGGCAGCTTTCAACATTTTATCAACTGGGAGGTCAAGAATCTTCTCCAGTACCGCCAAGGCTATTCCCGGACTGCCAAGGGAGTCCATAGCAATCTGCTTCAAGACCTCATCTGGGACTTCCTTGCCTTCTTGTTGAATAATTCCCTTCAGATACTTTAGCATGGTCTCGTCGTGGATCGGAGACATAGCAAAGTGAACGCACCGCCTCTTCAAGGTGAGCTTCAACTTGTCCGGGTCGGTGGTGGCCAGAATGAAAAAGGCATGTGCTGGTGCCTCTTCCAAGGCTTTCAACAAGGCTTCTTGAGCGTCCTTGGTTAGCTGATGCGCTTCGTCAAGTAGCCACCCCCGACGAGTTCCCTCCAGTCCTCGGTACTGCATCTGTTGACGTAGTTGCCGAACTGTGTCAATACCTCGGAAATCTGCAGTATCCAGTTCAGTAAAATCACTGCCTACAATTCCCAGATTCTTGATAATAATTCGAGCAAGGGTGGTCTTACCTGTGCCACTAGGTCCGGTAATCAGGAAGGCATGGGGGATCTTGACTGATGGTCTTTGTAGAATCCCTTCCACGGCTTGTATAGTGGATCGGCTTCCCAGTAAGGTTTCAAACTTCTTCGGTCGGTATCGTCTTGCTAGACTCATGCTGCCGCCTCTTCTTTCATACTCCACGGTTGATTGGGTTTCGAGATTTCATATTCCACTTTCAAAGGCACAATGATCCACGGCCATTCGGCTGGTAGTTTCTTGGTGGCTACTTCGTCCACAATCGCTCGGAGGTCTTTTGCCTGTGCTTCTTCCATATTATCAAAGGCAATGGAGTCATGTATCTGTCCTATAATAAATGGCCCCATTTTGCTTTTCTTCAGAATTCGATTGACTTGAATCAGGGTCCACAACATACAATGGAAGGCTGGTCCTTGTATCGGAAGATTCAGCACTTGGTTTCTTCGCATAAGACCAGAGCAGGTAAATCCAGTCATTGTGTGGAAGTATCCCTTTTTCAAGTATTCTCTCCAGAACGTCTCTTTCCACTGGGTGTAAACTTTGAATCGTTTATTCCAGAAGTGCCATTCCACTTTTTCAATGTGCTTCTGAAAACGACAGAACGGAGTCAAACCTTGTTTCTGTAAATGATCCATCAAAGGGATGTTATCAGCGGTAGTCAACTCTAATAGTCGCACATTGTCCCATAGATGTGGTGCCACTTCTCTCCAATAAGATCCATAGAACTCAGGAAAGACAAATCCATTTTTGGCACTGTATCGAATGTCCTTGGATACTTGTTTCATATCCAGTCGATAGCAATCCATGGCCAAGTCCCTGTGCATATCTGTACTTGGGTCTTTGATGTACCGAATCAGAGCCGGGTCTTTATGCTGGCAAGCCGAAGCACAGACTTCCACTCCTTTGAAGTCTGACTCCATGAAGCATTTTCCCTTTCGAGGAATTAAAGCACCCCGGACAAGTAAGGCAATCTCTTTGTCCCGCTTGTTCTGATTCTGAAAGTTGATGTGATCTGAAGATGAACGGAAAGATCGAACCAGATGTAAATTGAAAAAGGGATGAAGCAAACCACCCACTTGCTCCCTCATGATTTCTTCCAAACGGACCTGGGCGTGCTGTAGTCGTTTCATGTCTGATCGTTGATCCAACCAGTCAATATGAAAGTCTTGCAAGGCTTCTTTATCCACAGAAGTCTTTCCATGCCGAGTTTCCTTTTTCGACTTTAAGCCCATCTGACCAAAAAGAAACTTCCCCAGCTGATCATCAGAATCAAGATTGAAGGACTGACCTTTCCAAGCCTTCCACTTCTTGACATCTGAATCGGTTAGTATCTTTCTCTCCAATTTCTTACAACGAAGCTGTAGATTTTCAATGGTTGTTCTGCAATACTTTCTGTCTACTCGAATACCCCTATTCTCCATATCGGCAAAAGCAGCCACACCATCATGGAGTAGTTGATAGGCTTCTTTGGTACTAGGCGTGCATTTCATGTCGTTGATCCCTTGCCGTTAACCATTCCAGAAATGAATCATAACCACAGTACTTCAATAATGAATCTGTACTGACTTGCGATATTCGATTGAAGGCATTGGCATTCTTGTCCCCTGATTCAATATACGGAGCAACTTGTTGATCATAGTTGCCTAAGCCATATCGAACAAAGGCCTGGAACTTAATGGAGGTGATACTGGAGCGATTATCAAGGACATGCGCTGCCAGCATTGTATCATGATACCAGTTTCTGACTCTGGTTTGAAAAAAGACTCTTGACCATGTCTCTTCAAACTTGAAGTTGCTGGCAATCTTTCTGAAATCGGATTGTAAAAAGTTATTCCAAATATCCCGTATCGCCGGACCATAACGAAAAGCCAATGTTCGTTTACCATCAGAAATGGACATGCATACTACTCGATGTCCTTTGGCGTGCGGTTTCAGTCCGGTAGTCTCATAATCAAAGGCAACCCGAGTATTGGGTTTGCTCTCATACATCCATCGTTGCAGAGCCCGGGCTCCTTTAATTGGATTGGGATACTGCTCGACTTCAATTACAAGAGACTTAGGCGCCGGTTCTGTATGTTTTCGGAATGCTGCTTTCAAGTCTTGAAAGAAAAGGAGATTTGCAGTCCCTCGTCCTTTTTCTTCTCGCATGACAAATGAAGGATGATATGTCGGACAAAGGTACGCACCCAATTTAGGACAGGGTATTTGAAAACCTCTCCAAGTATCCACTTCTCCAATGGAGCCTTTCCAGTAAGGGAGTATGACGGACTTCATTGCTGCTGATCCTAGCAAAATAATTACTCGGGGATTTACTTGCTTAATGGTTTGAAAAACCCTTGATCGACAGGCATCTATTTCTAAAGCTACAGGTTCTCGATCATCTGGCGGTCGACAGTTGACAGCGTTTGTTCGTACGCAATCATCAGCAAGATGACAGTCTATTTTATCCAAAGTCTCTCGAACCATCTGTCCGTATCTTCCCATGAATGGCTTGCCCGTCTTGTCATCCTGCTCTTCTGGTGCTTGTCCCACAATGAGAATATGAGACCGTCCTTTCCCATACGGCTTCATCATCTGTGTTTTGCAAGATTCAATCAGCTTGCATGGACATCTCTTTTGAGAGAACTTGGATGTCGTTGTCTGGATTTTCTCGAGACTAAAGAAGCCTTCAGGCATTGTATCCCTCTTGTAAGCTATCTAGGATTGTTTAGGTAGTCTTGAAAAGCTAATTGAACAGCTTCCCCTTATCTAGGTAGTGCTTCGCACCTACACGATCCTAGACGTTTTCCACTTTCATGGATTTCCAACCCTTTCCAGTCCAATACTTGGACACATCCTTTACATCCCAGTGTTTGAAGTCGCATCTTGAGAATGTTACGTTGCATCGAGAACATTGGGAGATAGCTGCTCGATTCTTGTTGTGAAGTTTCTGACGAATCAATTGCATTTTCTTTCCGTACCAGAAGCACTTGAATCCATCCACTCCGTCTTGAACCGATCCAAACTGGCCAGAAGTCTCCCCCACATTGTCTTGACAGCAGATAAGGTATTTACCTTTGGAATCGACTGAGACATACCTGAATGGCTGGTTACAGCGCCGTGCGGGTGCTCTGACTACCGGAGTCAATCCGAACTTTGCAGCCGCTTTCCAATCCAGATGATTGAACCAAGTGCCAAGCAGTCCTGCACGGAACCTACTTCTGGGCCAGTTTTCTGGCTGCTCTTGAAGTACGATCAACTTCAAATCCGGTCCATGATAAACCCAGGGAGAAGGTGCACAGTCAGGAGCAGCATAGTATTCATACCATGGATATCCAGATTCCTTTGCCAGTTCTCTGAACTTTTCATTAGGACCGTACATATCCGTGTATACGATATTCGCTCCTGCCATTAGCAACTGTTTATACGTCACTTTGTTTGTACGAAGCATTGTACCATTGGTTGTGATTTGAATCTGGGACAAGGGGGATAGCTTTCTGGCCAAGGAAAGAAACTCTGGAAGATTCGGATTGAGCGTGGGCTCCCCACCCAGAACAAGGTCGATTCGACACGTGGGAGAAATCTTGGCAATAATCTTCCAGACTTGGCACCAGGTCTTTTCTGTCATGAAGTGGTAGATGCCTTTTTTGTCAAGACGACAAGAGCAGTGCCCACAAGACAGATTGCAACCATGTGTAGGTTCAATGCACCAGACCCAGGGTGTTGTTGCCCCAAGGGGTTTGATTTTTTCTGGTGTCTTGACTTCAGGAAAGGTGAATGATCCTGGCGGTCGAATAAAGCCAAATGTCATTCTGCACCTTCTTCAATTGGTGTAACTGGGCACAACTTGTTGGATGAATACTGTGCGTGCTTACCTACATAGACAAGTCGCATACCATATTCATTCGTCCCAACGATGGGTGTCACGCCTTCACGAAGTATAGGTTTATTTTTCTTGAACGGAGCATAGTTGACCCTGTGGTGCCAACGACCGTACTTCCATACCATTTCAACAACATCTGGGTGCTGCTTCTGAAGAGATTCAACGAAGGCTTTGCGATAGTCTCCCGTGTTGTAAACATTGTCCGCATTGCCGCCATGAAAGGATTTCTTTTTCTTATCTGTAGGAGCACCACTCCATGTTGCCATTTTTTGGCCCAAAAAGACTTTGAAAATACATGTCACCCAGCCATCCTTCAAAGCCCGTATGCATATGTCGGTATCTTCATTGTATCGACCTCTCCATCGATAGGGAAGATCCGTGTTGACCAATATCATGGAATAGATTCTGGTGTTCAAAGACAATGCAGGTTGTCCGCCGTCCACTTCCACAGCAAATGCTTTGTTGTGTGGACCGCAAAAGGCAATGTTCGTATACCGATCAGCCCAATCTTCAATGCATCGAAAGATCGCTGAAGTCTGAACAGGAATCCGTCGATTGTAGTTCATTCGATAGAACACGGAGACATTATCATCCATGACCCAGTGGCGAGCTTGCTTATTCTTTTTGGCATGCTCCCAGATCCAGTTGCGGGCAGGAATAGAACCTTGTCCCAGATCATGAAATGGAAGAGTTAATACCTCACCAAGACCTAGTTTCTTGTACTTCTTGACTTCGGTATTTTCAACAACGAAGAAAAACGGACACTTCATTTCCGTTAATCGCAGTGCTGTAAACGGCATGTCTGATCGGCCCTTGCTCATGATATAAATCGGATACCTAGTTTTCATCAACATATCTCCATTCACCTGGATTTGTGAACTTTGGCTGCTTGGGGTACCAGAAGGATTTGCATCTTTCTGAAATTGGAATATCAAGTTTCTTGGCAAATTTCTGTAGGTCTGCAAGTGTGAAGAAGTTGACCTTGATTTCAAATGCTGGCATGGCATCGCCCATCTGAAACTCAGGCATATTCCACCAGTACTCTTTCCAAGATGGGTCGTCCCTGAGAAAGCCTACCGTCTTTTTCTTTTCTTGAACCGGTCTTCCTGCACGGGACAGATCAGTTACTGCTTTGTGTTTCATTCTCATATTATTTTTCCATGATGATGGAGAGCATCATCTTGATGTTGTTTGATGCAAGCAACAGACCATTCTTTATCAATTGAGCTATGTACGAATTCATAAGCAACTCTGCAGCTGCTTTAGGAACAACAGTGAATGTCATGGATGGTATGCCAGAGGACTCTGTTCTCTCTGCGAACTTGGCAAAGTCTCCCTTGGCCCTTACAGTCAGCACATCATTGTCCACCATCACTGTCGCTGTTTCTTTGCAGATGGATGCTGCTCGCTCGAAGATATGTCCCAGGTTTTTCGGAAGTTGAATCTTGTCCCCCTTACCATTGAAGAAGGAGCATATGTTTGGATATTCAAGATCGGACAACCGACAGGACGCTGTTAAGGTTTTGTTCCGAAAATGAATCCAGTCAGATTCAGTATCACAGGCAATTTCCAGAGGATCGATACCGCTGATGATTTGTGCCGTCTGAGCCAGAAGAAGAAACTTGACCTTCTTAGAAAGACCAGACTGAATTTGAACAGCTTTGATATTGTCGCAACCAAACAAGAAGCCATCATTCCCGTACACGCAAGAGAATCCTTGGTTGAAGGTATTCCTTGTGCAGAAACTGGCAGCCATGTTGAGAGCTGCTCCAAAACCAGGATCAAGTTTCTGCCAAGTCTTGGCATTGCTCGTGCTGACAATATCATCAATCGGCATCTTCCATGCATCTGTCACAATCTGCAACTGTCCATTCTTAATCAAGACACGGCAGCAATTCTCCTTGGAAAAATCCAATGTCACTTCTTTGTTCTTTGCTGCTTTTAAGAAGTTAAGCAAAGCACTGGCGGGAATAGCCGTATTGTCTGGGACTTTGAAAGGGGCTTTGGACGAAAAGGCGATCGTACCATTGAATGCCCACATCTTCCCATCTTTGAAGCCAATACGATCAGCCTGCAATGCTTCCTTTTCAGAAGTAATCAAAAGAACATGTGCGATCAGTTCAAGAAGTTCACTGGCTTTCATTCTGATATCCTTTCATGAAGCAAAAGCAAGTGCATGATGTTTTTGTCCACCATGCACTTGCACTACCACATCTTCAACTCTGATTATTAACCGAGATGCAGCTTGTTCTTGATAAAGCGGATGGCTGCGGCATCGTTGTGCTTGAGATTCGGGAACTTCTTCATCGTGATCTTGGCCATCTTCTCAATGGAGAGGTCTTTCGTCTCCTTGTTCTTGAAAAGATCCCTGACAACAGAAGTCATGCTTTCCTTTCGGACCCCTGACCCCTTCTTCGTCTTGATCTTCTCAGTCTTCTCGATCTTCTTCTCGACTTTGACTTCCTTCTTGTTCGTCTTCTTCATAGGTTTGTCCTCGTCGTCCTTATCGGACTCTTCTTCCTCTTCCTCTTCCTCTTCCTCTTCCTCTTCGTCCTTCTTGCTGACCTTCTTCACTGACTTCTTAGACTTGGCAGGGGGATCATCCTCATCGGACTCCTCTTCCTCTGTCTCCTCTTCCTCTTCCGACTCCTCCTCTTCCTCTGTCTCCTCTTCCGGCTCATCCTCTTCTTCAGTCTCTTCCTCGTCGTCGTCCTTCTTGCTGGCCTTCTTCGAGGGCTTGTCGTCATCCTCCTCAGCATCGTCTTCATCAGCTTCACTGCCGTCATCATCCTTATCGGATGGATCGGCATCGTCAGCGTCGTCGTCCTCCTTGGACAGACTCTCAATGAAGTCCCACGTGACTTCCTTGAGATTGCTGTCGTTGTCGGTCTCAACCTCGCGTGTCTTGAGCTCCTTGGGCTTCAATTCGCCCACGGCTTCCTGAATGGCGTTCTCGAGTTCCTGCCCCTCGAGCTCCACATCGATCTCGGGGTCTTCCAATCCCAGAACCTTGTTCAGGTCCTTGGCAACGAGCACCAGCAGCTTCTGACGTTTCGGATCTGCTTTTTGCTTGGCCATTGTAGGCCTCCTTTCATTGAACTATATGAACTTGACTTCAAACCCTGTCAACTTATTATTTCTGCTCACCTCCTTTTGTTTACAAAATAATTACCAATAGGAAGCAATGCACGGCTTTCCGACTTGCAAGCATTGAATCACCTTCACCGTTCGTCGTCGGTCGTAATCACTTTCCCGCAAGAACACCCAGCCTAATCGCTGGATGCCTGCAGCTTTCTCCTCCTCTGTTTGGTTGATAGCCAATATACCTGTTACGTGAGCATACTTTCGTTTGTCTTCACTGAAGTTGTCTGGTCCAATCAGCTCCCGATTATAACTATCGCGATCAGACTGGGTGGCTGTAAGAAACAAGCAGTCCCTTTCCAGACTTAGGGCACGGGCTGACATCCAGTTCTCGTTGATCTTGTGCCGATCGTCTTTGGATGATCCTGGTTCTGAATTTAAGATGTCCATATAATCAGCGATGACCACATCTGGGATAAAACCTTCTGTATCTTCCCAGATATCCAGTCTTGCCCGAATGCCAGCCACATTCATACTTTTGGCTGGGACACAAACCATTTTAAAGTCTCGCTTACCCGCAGATCGAGAAGCAAAGTGCTTGGAAGCACGAATGGACTCGCGCCAGGTTAGAGGAACCACCAGTCCTCTCTCTTCATACCAAACAGCACCCTTGAATCGATTGAACATCTTGCCAATACATCGAGTACAAGTTCGGTATCCATCCGGAGCATCAGAAAATTTCTCAACCCCATCCAATCCAACTCGGTTCTTTCTCCACTTCTTGTGGCAAGTGTCATTCTGATTTCGCTCACAATCCAAGCAGGGAATTAGAATCTTGCCACAATGCTTAGTTTGCCAGCTCTTGCCAGCCACCATCATTCCGAATCTGCGCTGCATCTGATTGCGACCCATATCTCCCAGTCCGAAAAAGGCCACATTGCATCGTGCCTTGTATGCACGCTTGGCCAGCTCCATAAGCCACCATGTCTTGCCTCGCTTCTCCGGGGCCATGATGGAAATGAAGTTGCTTCGTTGTAGCTGATCGTTGAGCAATTGTCCAATAGGACCTGGTAGTGTGAAAAGAGGCTTAATCTCCTGCTCGAAGGCATCCACCATTACCTGCTTATCAGTAAAAGGATTGATCCCATCGTCTTTTGCACGCTTGATATGCTTGAATCGACTGACGAGGGTTTCAGCTTCTTGCACATTGTTGATGGCCAGTGCAGATTCAAGATCCTCCTTAAGTATTTCAAATGATCGACTTTTGAAATACTCCTCTGCTTGATCAAGTCTGTACTGAGCATTGAACTTCTCCTCCTTCTGAAATCGATTGCTAATGGACTGTAGGAAGTCTCCGATCATAGTTTGTTGATCAGAGGGCATTCCTTTTCGAGCTTGCGACTCATAAATATCTTGAATATGTTTTTTCGGTGCCCGTCCATAAGTTTGATGATATTGAAGGCACCATCGAGCGACTGTCTTGGCATATGGAATGGACATCAGCTCGGCCTTATACACTGAACCGATCCCACCAAGGAATTGATTGCTGACAATCATCCCTATAATGATACGTCGTTCGGGCACTGAATCTATCTGTTTTCGGGTATAGATTGGCATTTGGGCTCCTTTTTACTCCTACAGACCTTAAATTCATCGTGTAAATACGTACAGGTGACTTGAACACTCTGAGAAAAGGGAAGATTATAGCTTCATATTCGTTAGTCGCACCTAGACGTATTTACACGTATCCTTGATTTCTCTGGAAACCGACGTTTATTTTGATTCCTGTTTTGGTTGCTTGTTTTTGGACCTGTCCGTCACCCCACTTCAGACTGTTTTGAATCCAAGTACTCACTGCCTGCTTCCAACTGACCATGGACTTCTTACCAACTTTCCATCCAGCGGACGTATGGTAGTTGACAAAATGTTTTCCATCCATCACATACCCCAGATGTTTGGCGTATTGCGCAACGTCATGGATTGACGGGGGACTGAAAATAAAAGGTTTCTTGGGAATGAAGTGACGTCCACAAAATGGACATAGCACTTCACTGGGATGTAGTTTATGTTTTGTTCTTTTCATGGGTTGCCACTTCCTCTTCATGTTTTTTCATTTCCTGGGCATTTTCTTCTCCCTACCCCCTGGACCCCCACCCTCATCATATAATTCTTTTTTTCAGAGAAAAGAAATCCCTATCCACTCCCCTCCCCTCTTACTCCCCTCCCCTCCCTTTCCCTTTTTGATCTAAAGGAACCGGGTATTAGTTAATGCCACATTGGGTTAAACAGTGTTTTGAGTGCTAATTCTGTTATCATGCAAGGGATTTCAGGGGATTTTTATGATATTTTAATAGTCAAAAAGATCGTCCATCAGCTGTTTTGCGTCCATTTTATCCAATTCTCCAGGATCTTTGACGTTTTTCAAGTTGACGATCTCAGTTGTACCATCAAATCCCATTAGGATATTGGCCAATTTCTTTGCTGCCACCTGTCCTTCACGCTTGGGATCATTATCATACAAGATAAATCGGTATTGATACCGTTTGATTCGCAAGACTTGGGGTGTTGTGAATCCAATTCCGAATGTACTGACCGCGCCAGGACCCAGTTTCCATGCATCAGCAATGCCTTCCACTATGACGATGCTGTCAGCATAGACCATGTCTTCTCCATAGAGGATTTCCTTATGGTGAACAACCTCTTGATCAATGGAGCAGGCTTTGTATGGGATTGTAGACTTCCCAGTGATGTCTCGACATTGATAGCTGACCAGCTTTCCGTCCAATAGAACCGGGGCCACAACACGATGACAATAGGGTCCAACAGGACCTGTTCCCAGCAGTCCCCAGACCTCTGACAATTCATCAGGATCATAGCCTCTCCCAGCGAGATATTTCTTATGCCGTGGTGACATAGGATTCGTGCCCATTGGTAGCTTGCAGGAAGGGGCTTTTGCCTTCTGTTTTGAGTCGTCTTTCGCGACCCCAATTCCCGGCCTGATTTGGTAGGATTTGACGATCTGTTCCACCTCATAAATGGAGCAATTTGACAGCTTCTGAACGACGTCAGCAACGGATTTCCAACCACATCTCCAACAGTTGAAATACCCTTTTGCTGTGTTGAACCCCAGATGAAATCCGGGGTTGCCGGTACAGAATGGACAGGCAATCTGGATCCATCCAGGACGGTAGTGCTTTCCGCTTTCGGATGCCAAGTCCACTCCGTGATCGTAAGCGTAGGATTGGAAGTCAAAGATTTTCATACATATTTTCTTATGAATTCAACTACGATCATCATTAGGAGGCTTGTTACCATTATTGTTATCAACGTGTCAGACTCCTTGCATCCCTGCCACTGATTACCATCGGCAGGGGCTTGTCCATGTAGATGGCTTCAAACCTATCCTTGACGTACTGACTATCAGACCACAGGCTTTGCTGTGCAGCTGCAGTCTGAGCTGCAACAACCTTTTCCACGCTCCATCCTTCGTCTTTGATCAACTCCTTTTCATACTCAGCCAACCGGGCTTCTACCATGGCAGTGGGCAATGGTAATACGAGGATGTGTTTGAAGAAGTCCACGACTGCTTGTGGACTATTGTCCTTACCCCAGCGGGTCCTCCTGAACCCAGGTAGTCGGGCAGGTCGGTAGTCACTGCGAACTCGTGGCACGATCAGCTTTGGTCTCCTCCATATTTTCAAGCATCGTGGACACTCAATCTTCTGTTTCTTCTTGTCGGGCTCCCTGAAGTTTACCATGTTCAGTCCCGATAGGATGTAGCGGCAACGAGGACACCTCCCCAAGAATGCCTTGGAGGCCACCACTGATTTTCTCATCTTCCCTCCTTCAGTTCTTTCAACAGCTGTGAAAGCAGTCCGGCTTCTTCAGTATCTTTCCCGTCCACAATAGCATCCACTACCTTGCGCTTGTTGTCGAGCAGTTTCAGAATTCGCTGTTCGATAGTATCTTCGCTGACTAGATACCAGCAGGTCACGGCATCCTTCTGTCCTATACGATGGCAGCGGTCTTCAAACTGATCCAGATCCGCCGGGGTCCACGGCAGCTCAATGAAGGCTACGTTGCTGGCTGCTGTCAGTGTAATGCCCACCCCTGCCGCTTTGATGTTGCCGATGAAGAGCCGTACTTTATCATCTTCCTGAAAGGTTCGTACGGCTTCTTGTCGCTGCTCCATTGAGCATGATCCATCCAGTACCACACATCGTCCGGCAAACTTTTCCCGGAGAGTGGCAACCACACTTTTGTGGTGGGCCGCTACAACCAGTTTCTCATCGGACGCAAGGAAGTCTTCAATCCACTGAAGGACCATTTCCATCTTGCCGGCGGCGCAGAGCTGTTTGAGTGCTTCAACCTTGGCTAGTGCACAGTCGCTGCCGATGGCTGGCTTATCTTCTTGCTGATTCAGCCAAGCCAGGAAGTCATCCTCTGCCAGATCGTATTCGTCTCGATTGCTGATTTGTAGTGGCACGATTGACCGTGTCTTGTCCGGTAGTTCTGGCAGCACTTCCTTTTTCATTCTGCGGATCATGACGGATGAGGTCAGGATGTCATGGAGTTCATCCGTGTTCGACTTGCCACTGAAGTCCCATCCCCAGCCGTTGTGACTGGCTCCGCAGTACCGTTCTCCATACTTGAAGAACGAAGGGAACAGGGTGGGCTTGAGAATCTTCAGCATGTTAAAGAGCTCCACTGGCCTATTCAGGACCGGGGTCCCAGAAAGACCAATGACGCCTACTGCAGAGCTGCATAGTTCTACGGTGGCCTTCGTTCGCTTGGCTCCTCGGGTCTTGATGTAGTGAATTTCATCCAGCACAACAATGGCCTTGAGCTCTTTGAGGAGCGGCAGCCACTTGCCAAGCACATCGTAGTTGATAATCGTGATCCACTTTCCTTGCAGCGGACACAGCTTACCACCATCGATGATTTCCACATCGGCACTTCCCGTCCACCGTTTGATCTCCATCTTCCAGTTCAGTTTGAGGGACGCTGGGCATATCACGATTGCTTTTGTGGCCTTGTGATTCCATAGGTACCCAATCGCCTGAATGGTCTTGCCCAAGCCCATTTCATCGGCGATTAGGGCTCGTCCCTTTTTGGTCTCGAGGAAGGCAATTCCCTTTTGCTGGAAGGGATAGGGTTGCTTCAGTAGACCCGCAATCTCCTTGGCCTCAACCTTGTCTTGTGTTTTGGCAATGATTCCTACGTCGAATCCTGCCCCACGTAGGATGGCTTTGTTGGCGACGGTACTATGAACTGTCCACCATTTCTTACCCCCTTCGTTGTGGAAGCGACCTCGCATCTCGTGCATCTTGCACACAAGTCCTGGGTCATAGGTGAATTCGATCACGAGCAGATCATCTGTCTGTGTGACTTTTTTCACGGGACCTCCATTTGATTGAATCATACCCGGCTTCAAACTTCTTCCGATCGAATCCATCCAGTATCCGACCACACTTCTGCCTTGCTAGCCAGTTCATGTCTCCTTTGAGGATTGGCTTTTTACGTGGGGCCGGGATATTCTCCATCATCTTCATGGCTTCACATCTTCCTTGAAGGCTTGCTGCACCCGTTCCAGATGAAGCTGTGCTTGCTTGTTTTGGAAGTCTTCCTTCACGCTGGGTTTCCCAGCATTCCCCTTTACCGCTCCGCTTCCCATTCGTTGCGGGAACTTGGGAAAGGGATTCGTGCTGACGTACGCCTTGTTTCCGCACTGGGGACACTTCGGGAAGATATATCCATCCACGATATTCCCCTTGACCGGTGGGTTGAACACTGCCGAACCATGGTGACACTTATTACACCACATAGTAATACCCCCGTAGACGCTCGACGTTTCGCTATACGGGCTTCAAAAGCTAGACTAAGGACTTCCCCTAGCCTTACTTTTTCAAGCCTTCCTAGCGAATCCTAGATGCTTAGAACCCTTTGTTGACCTTGATCAGTATGGCAACGAGAACCGTTAGAAACACTGCTATGATAAATGCAGCTCTGTCCGGGTCTTCCTTCAACCAGTAGTAGATTCGTTTCATTGGTATTCGTCCTTTCCATTAACAAAGCAATGGGTGCCGCTCTTCCACTTGATAGTCGCGTTGCCGTAGGCTTCGATCACAGCTTCAGCCCACAGCTTGTCACCCTCGGCCCTCAGCTTGCTGCCCTCGGCCCACAGCTTGCTGCCCTCGGCATACAGCTTGTCACCCTCGGCATACAGCTTGTCACCCTCGGCCCTCAGCTTGCTGCCC